GTTCGAGGGCGAGCCCGCGATTGATGTCCTCCTGCGAAAAGTTCTGCTCGCGCAGCGTGCCGTTGACGTTCGTCTCTTTGATGAGGCGATCGGCACGACGCGCGGCGGCATAGAACTCCCACAACGGCATGAGGCTTTCGCCGCCCGCGTCCTGGTACAGCGGACGGAACACCTCGAACATGCCTTTGCGTCCGGCCACAGGTTGAAACGAGCCGTCCTTGTACTCCGGGACGCCGAGCTTCATAACGGCGGCCATGACCGCGTGACCATTCTTCGCCAGGTTGTACATCTTGTACGGCGATTCCGCGGCGTCGCCGAGGAAACCGCCGAACACTTCGCGCTCGATACGCGCGACCTGGTTGCCGGCGTCGAGCATGCCTTGCTTGAAACCTTCCCAGCCATCGCGGAAGTTCGACGCCTTCACGTCGGCGAGCCAGCGCCGCGCACGATCGCCGAGCGTCAGGTCTTCAGGCGGCGTCTTCATCGTGCGCGCCATCGACTCCTCTTGTTCCTTCGTGCCCTTCGCGCGCGCTACGCGATAGCGCACGTCGTCGACGGCGGGCTCGTCGTTCTTGTCGTAGTGGAAACCGCCATCGAGACGATGCCGCGGCGTCACCAGGTCGACCGGCGAACGCGAGTCATGCGACGGCGACAGCCCTGCGCGCTGGTGGTCGTGCGCGTTGTACATCACTTCGCGCAGCTCGCTCGGCGAGTAGTCGACATCGCGACCCATCTTGCGCGACGTCGCGTTGAACCAGTCGTTGAACTTCTCGAACAGCGTCTTGCCGCGGCCGGCGGGGTCGAGCTTCGCGAGATATTCTTCGGCGACGAGACGGCGGCCCTCGGGCAGTGATGCGTTCGCGCGGTAGTCGCGCGCGATCGAGGCGCGTTCCGATTTCGGGATCGCGGACCATGCGCGATCGAGGAAATCGTTCAGCTCGTGCTTGTTGAAAATCTTGCGCAGACCGCCATGGCCGAGATGTTCTTCCGTCAGCGTGCGGTACAGCTCTTTCGGCGACGTCATCTTGTCGGCGATCACATGCACCTTGCCGGTGGCGCCGTCGTAGATGCCATGCACTCGGCCGCGGAACTCCGGCGAGATGTTGTTGCGCAGTCGCGCCGGCAGGTCGGCTTCCGACTGATGCACTTCGACGTGCGTTTCAGCGGCGTGCCACTTCAGCAGTTTGACGAGGCCCTTCGCTGCCGACTTCGACATGCCTGGGCCGTCGTAGGCTACCTTCTGCCGAGGTGCGCTTTCGGATTTTTCGGCACCTTCGCCGGCCGGAACATCGGACTCGGCGCCTTTATCGCCTGGCTCGCCTTCGCCCGGACGCCCGGCATCTCCGACGTCTTCGGTTGCGGTGTCATGAACGGCTTCGGGCTCGCCTTGCGCGAGAGTTTCTTCAGCGGGAACAGGCTGCTCACGTTCGCCTCCCTCGGCGTGTGCGACTGGAACATCATGACCGAGCACGGTGACGTGCCCTTCGTTGCGGTAACCATCGAATCCGTTCGCGACGACCTGGCGCTCGAACTCGTTGATGACGTGATCCTCGTCCATCGGCAGGCCGCGCGCTTCGACTTCAGCGCGCGCGCGCTGCATCAGGTTGCGCGTGTCGCGGCCGAGATCGTAGACGTTGCGCAGCACCGCGCTCGCGTGACCATCGGGCACAGCCTGGCCGCGCTGCACTTCGTCGAGCACGACGCGTCGACGCGAAGGCAGGCTCGCGTTGTCGAGCGACAGCCTGGCGAGCGGTTCGCCGTCAAAGCCGCGAGTGCCGGCCGTGACCGTCGTTCCGTCAGTCTCGGTGCTGGCGTGAACTGTGCTCGCATCCGGCTGCTGGTGACGCAGTGTGACGCGCGGCACGTTGTCTGAAACGGGTCCGGTCGCCGCCTCATCGCGGCCCGCGCCCTTCGCCCAGGTCTTGAACTCCGGCGCCGTCATGGAGCGCACGCGGCCCATGCCTTGCCAGCCCTTCGGGTATTCGCTCAGGTACGCTTGCTCGGCCGCGCGCTGGTTGCGGAATCCGAGCATGACCTTGTGCTCATCGAAGCCGCCATCGGGCTTGTGCTGGTCGACCACGAAGACCTGGCGCGTCGGATTGTGCGGCTGGTCGCCGAGCAGAACGTCGAGATGATCGCCGTCCGCGCCGAGCGTGCCGCGAATGTAGCCGTAGTGGTGATTCATCACGCGCGAGAACGGACGGCCGTCGAGGCCGATGCCGCTGCGCGTGGAGCCGCGCGGGTTCTCGATCGAGATGTCGAGACCCTGCGCGCGAATGTGACCCTTGCGATAGTTGCCTACCGCGATTTTCGACGTGCTCGGCTGGCCCTCGGTTAGCGGGCTTGTCTCTGCAACGTGAGCTGCTGCATCGACTGAGAGAGGAGCCGCGCGCTGTCCGGCCGGTTCTTCTCCAGCCACTTCTCCACCGACTGCTGCTCCTCGCGTTTCATCCGCAGGAACGCGCTCGCCATTAAGCTCGGTGGCAGCGCGATCAGCTTGTTCGCCGTCACTCTCACGTCCAAGACGATACCTCGTGTTCTCTAGTCCGACATCTCCATCGGATCGCACGGCAGCTCCAGGATGTTGCCCCGGTTCCACGCGCTCTCCGCCAGCCTCAACCACATCGCCGGTCCCTCGGCCAGCTCTTTGCTCACGTAGAACGGAAGCCGTCCATACTGCTCTTTTAAGCGAGCTGCTACCTGCTCCAGATGAGCGGATGACGGTGTCTCCCGCGATGGTGCGGAAGTCTGCGTTTGTGACGGGCTTCCCGTCCGACCACTCGAATCGTCCATTGTCAAAGTTGAAACGCATGCGCGATAGCGCGGGATGACGATCGTACACGTTCTCCATCGCCGTGTGTGCGAGCACGCCGGTATTGTGTTCAGCCGCCGCTTTGCTTCGGCCCGCCATCCATAGCCCCGTGAGGCGCTGCGTCTGAGCGGGTTCGAGATGGTGCGTCGAGCCAGTGCGGCCGGCGCTGGCCGCCATGTTCTCGGTGCGGCGGAAGTTGTTGATCGCGGTGAGGCCGCCGACGTCGGGCGATGCCTTGAAATTGTTGCGGTGTGCGAACGTGTTGATGATGTGGTAGAGGCGCGCGCCGTAGCCGCTGCCCTCGCGCGCGCGGCTGATGTCGAACTGCATCTTGCCGGTCTCGCCGTCGACGTGCAGCGCTGCCGGCGTCGTCGGCGCGCCGTAGCGGTCGCCGGTCGGCATGTGGATCATGTACGTCTGATCGCCGTGCTCGTTCGTTTCGCCAAGCTGCTCGACGTCGACGTCCGGCGCAATGGCCTTCGCGATGCCGGCGAGAGTCGTTTCACCTTCGGGAGCGTCGGGAAGCTGACGCGCACCAGGTGCTTGCGTCGCCTCGTGGACAGCGCGGCCGAGCGCCGGAAAGTCAGCGCTCACGCCGCTCACCGGCTGGTCGAGCTCTGGCGGCATCTCGGCGTCGCCGCTGATATGGTTTTCGATCAGCGCGGCGGGGTGAACCTCCTCCTCGCCGAGCCGGAAACGAGGCTCCGCGTCGTGGTCGCCGACGAAGCCCGGAAGATCTGATTCGTGCGGCGGCTCGGTGCCGAATACCTCCGCGCCGGCCGCTTGCTCGCTCTGCTGCTCGGCCGCGCTCGACTCCGGCGTGACGCCCATCTCGGCCGCCTCCGGGCTCGTCGCCGCCTGGTGCGCCGCGTAGGCTTCCTCGTCGCGGGTCTGGCCGGTCTTCGCGATATGGCGCAGCTCCGCGATCGTGGAGAGGCCGCTGCGCTTGCCGTCGTTGAACTCGGTGAGCGCGTAGTCGGCGCGAGCGCGTGCTTCGGGCGCGTCGCCGATGTCGTCGAGCACCTTCGAGAAGCGGGCTTCCCAGCCCGCCTGCTGCGCCGTGGCGGCCTTCGCCTCCTCGGCCGAGCCGAAACCCGCTCGCGCCGCGGTGACGTCCTCCGGCCGCTGCACGTCGGCGTGCGGGCTCACGTGCGCCGCGCCCATGCCCATGCCGAGCGCAACGTCGCTCGCGACATCGGCCGCGTCTGAGGGCGCGCCAGCGGCCGCACGCTGCGAAGCGCCGAGCGCACCCTGCGACGCACCGCCCTGGGCGAGCCGGGCCATCAGCGAGCCGGGCGCTGCCAGCGCGGGGGTGTTGAAGATGATGTTCGAGCCCAGCTCGCCAGCGAACTCCGCGCCGGATGGGGCGTCGCCCTCCTGCGCGCGCGCCAGGGCGCCTTCCGTGGTCGTGGGCACTGCCATGGCCGTCGCGCCAGGCAGGTTCGCTTCTACGGCCGCGGCGGCGGTCTGGAGCGCGGTGAGATCGGCCGGCGCCGTGAGGGTCGCCAGCTCCGGGTTGCGCGTCGCCATCGCGAGCGCGAACGCTGGAGCCATGTCGCCGAGCTTGGCGACGAGCTTCTGCGCGAAGCCCTGCGGCACCGATCCTGCGCGCAGCTCTTTCGCCTCCTCGACGTCCGGCTGCACCAGGTTGTTGAACACCCAATCCTGAGCCGCGTGTTCGTCGCCGCCGAATTCCTTCGCGATCGAATCGAACAGCATCGCGGGCGGAGCCGCGACGAGCAGGTTCACGGTCGCCGGAATTCCCATGGCGCCGGCCGCAAGATGCGTCGCGCCCATCTCGCCGAGATCAGCGGCGTCGGACGACAGGCCGCCGATCTTGTCGAGGAATGATTGATCCGGCTGCGTTTCAGGATTGTCGCCCTGCAACGATGACGGCAGCGGGACGTCCGTGTCGTGGTGCAGATAGAAATCCGACTGCTTCGCCGGCAGCGCGTTGACGCCGTACATCTCCAGCGCGCGCGATGCGTCCTGGCCGCTGAGCTGCGCGAGAATCGAGTCGCGCTGGTACGGCAGATCGGCCGCCTCTTTCGAGATGACGTCGCGTGCGTAAGCGCGGCGCTGATCCTCGGGCATCATCTCCGGCGGCGTCGAGTCGTAGACCTGCTTGTAGCGATCCGACGCCATGAGCTTTTCATGGTTCATGCCGGCGATGATGTCGCTGGCCTTCGTGTCGGTCATCGGATCGTCAGGGCCTTGACCGGCCATTTGCGACAGCACCGCGTCGATGCGCGCCAGGCGCTTCGCCGAGGTCGCCGCTTTCGCCTTGGTCTCGACGTCGGCGTTCGGATCGCTGCCGCTGTCGATGTCAGTCAGGTACGGCGCGCGTTTCGCAATGAGGCTCGTGAGCGTCGTCGGGTCTGTCGACGGCATGCTCGGCGCTTCATCGCGCGTGCTCGCGTGATACGCCTCCGACGCGTGATCCTTGAGGTGACCCCAATACTGGCCCCACCAGTCTTCAGGGTCCGGCGTGCTTTGCGCGGCGAGCGAGTCGAGCGCGCTACCGTAGTCGGACGGCTGCTGCTGGTCGTCGTCCTGTGGCAGCGTGCCGCCGGCAAGTGCAGCGAGAGAATCGGCGTAAGAGGGAGTCGCCATACATTAGGTGAACTCGGGCTGCTGCTGCTGTTGTTCGAGATACCAGTCGATGTATCCGTTCGCATCCTGGTCTGGCATCGCGTCCTGAACCTGAAACTCCGCCTGACGGCGCAGCTTGTCTTGCTGCACCGGGTTCTCCGACGTCGCTAGACGATCGAGCGTCGCGTGCAAGCCCTGGCCTTCGGGCGATTGCGCGAGCTGCTGCTGCATTTGGCTGTACTGCGCCGACTGATCCATTTGGTCGCTCGGCGTTTCAACGCCGTCCGGCGCTTCGCTCGTGTCGCCGCCAGCATTCGGGTCGGGCACAGCCGAATCACCGCCGGCCATGTCGGCCACCTGCGCGTTCGGATCGGTTCCGGGGATCGGCGCCTGAGCTTGCGGGCCGCCGCCTGTTGCGTCTGTGGCCGTTGCCTTCATGTCCGCACCTTGTGGTTCTGCATCGTTGAGAACGTCGGGTGCGTTCGCGCTGGCGAGTGCGCCAGAGTTTTTGATTCCGCCGGTCGTGTCGCCAGGCGCGGCGATGAAGTCGCTCGGCGACGGCGTGGCGCCGCCCGTTTCAGTATCGGCGGTCGGGCGCGACGACATCATGCCGTCGATCTGCTTCTGCGGCGCGCGCTTCAGCGTGTCGAGCAGCATGCTCGGATCGGTGTCCGGGTGAGCCTTCAGCGTGTCGTCGTAAAGCTGCTGGCGATCCGGGCTCAGGTGCGCAGAGTCAGCGCCGGCAGCAGTCTTGTCCGCGGTCGACGTGAAGCCGGCCGACTTGCGCAGGTCGCGCAGATCGGTGCGCGTCGCAGAGATTTGCGCGTCGAGCGCCTTCAGCTTGTCGGCGCCCTCGGCGGCGGCTTTCGGATCGAGCTTGCTGAGCGGGTTGTTGATCTCCTTGTTCAGCTCGTCGCGTTCCTTCATGTACGACGTCAGCTCGGCCTCGGTCGAATGTAGTGCCGTCGCCGCGCGATTCTTTTCATCGGTGGACTCCGCGCGCTTGTCGCGTTCGCCCTGGCGCGCATCGTCGCGCGCTGACTTGTCTCGATCGAGCGCCAGGTGCGCGCCGGAGATTCCCAGCTCGGCGTTGCGGTACGCCACTTCGTCGCCGTGCTCGGCCACGCGCCGCGCTTCGTCGGCAGCGTGAATCTCTTTTTCCGTGTCGAGGCGTTTCTGTTCGCGGTCGCCCTCGGCGCCGATGGTCTTGTCGAGGCGGGCGTTCTCCTCGCCGGAGTGGAAGCGCGCCAGGTTCTCGTCCATTGCACGGCGCGCAGCATCGCGCGCGTCCTCGTGCTTCTCTTTGCGCTCGTCGTTCTCGCGAGCCTCGTGCATCTTGCCTATCTCGGCGAGGCCACGCGATAGGCCGTCGAGCACATTCGCCCAGCGGTTCCGCGGTGACGCTTTCAGAAACGGACTCTCGAAGACGGCCATCACATGCCCCCTGGAGGTGCTGCGTTCGGATCGCCGCCGCTACCATCGTCAGGCGGCGGCGCGTTCGGGTCTGCGTTCGGATCGCCGCCCTGGTCCGGCGGCGGTGCTTGCTGCTGCGGCGCTCCGCCTGGCGCTCCACCTTGCGGCACGAGCCGCGGATGGCCGCGCGATTGAAAGTCAGAGATCGACGACGGCGGCTTGTAGCGCCCGCTCGCGAGCGCGGCCTTGCCTTGCGCGGCGCGTGAAAGGAAATCGCTGAGCTGGTTCGGTGAAATCTGATCGCTCGGATTCCAGTGTTCGAGCGCGCCACTGTCGGCTTCGCGCTGGAGCTGCTGCATGTAGAACTGCCGCGCCTCGTCCTGGTTGTTCAACCCGGAGTCGATCACGTTGTTGCCGAAGTACTGGCACGCGTAGAGCTTCGCCATGCCGAGCAGCTTTTGCTCCTGCGGCGAGTCGGCCGGCGGCGGATTCTTGATCGCTCCAGACCGCACGCCGATCTCGTACACGTGCGACATGATCTCGTCGGCGCCGTGGTAGAGCACGTCCGGCGGATAGTCGACGCCCTGATGCTTCGCGTTCGTGAACAGCAGCCACGCGACCTGCGCGGTCGTGCGACCGACAGCCTGGTCCGCCTTCATGCCGGTCACGTTCAAGTGGTCGATGATGACGTCGCGCGGCGCCTTGCCGTCTTCGTTCGGCTTGCCGTCTTTGCCGGCGGGTTTGCGCGGATCGTTGATGAACAGCAACGCGCGCGTCACGAAGTCATCGTAAGCGTGCTGCTCCTGCTGCGATACCTCCGTTTCATCCGCCGACTCCATCACGCCGCTGGTTTGATGCTGCCCGGACGGTCCAGCCGTCACCGCGCCGGAGTGATCGGCGGCGGCTACTTCTTCGTCGCTGTACTCAGTGCCAGGCGAGGCGGTCGGATCAGCTCCGCCGCCGGCCATGAAGTCGCCGCCCGGATCAGCCGCGGCTTGCGCCTCTCCTGAAACGGTCGGGTCCGCACCTTGCGGCGGACCACCAGGCGCAGCACCAGGATCGGCACCGCCGCCCGCAGGTAGGAAATCGTCAGGCGCGGTTTGCATCGAGGCGAGCCCTCAAGTCGTTGAAGAATTGTTCGTTGCGCGTCGCACCCTGCGCGAGATTGCGCGCGCCGGTCTGCGTGGCGCGCTGTGCATTCGCTGCACCCGTGCCGCTCGCCGGCAAGAAGTCGCTGCCCGACGCGGCGCCGGCCGCTGCTGTCGGAAGGTTGTTTTGCTGCGTCGTGTCGCCAGTGTCCGCGGTCGCGTTCGCATCGAGCGATCCGCCGGCCTGCATCGTGCCGACCGTGGGCGCAACGCCGCCAGCTTGCGCAGGTGCGCCGGCCTGCTGCGCCGGCTTCTGATCCGCGCCAGTCACGCCCGCTTTGTACACGGCCGCGAGATCGGTGCTGTTGCCCTTCTCGTCCATGCCGAAGTACGCACCGCCAGGCCACAAACCTTCTTCCGCGCGCGTCGGTTCTTTCAGCGCGCCGCTGATAGCTTGAAACGCCGTGCTCGCGAACATCAGCTTTTCGCCGGTCGACATGCCGCCCCAAAATCCCTTGACGGCTCCGCCCGCTTTCGAGAGGAGACTGGTGCCCGCGCTCGTACCGCTGCCGGCGCCGGTCGCCGCGCCCGTTGCGTCAGCACCCGCGGTCGTCGACGCGGCTGATCCGTCCGCGGCGTACTGCGTGCCTTCGAGCGGCGACGTGATGCCTGGCAATCCGCCGCCGGCCGTTTCAGCAGCGGTAGCACCCGCGTCGGCGCCGAAGCCCGTGCCCTCGACTGACGACGTGATGCCCGGCATTCCTTCAGCCGCAGCACCGCCGGCAAGCGCAGCACCGCCGCCCGCTTCAGCAGCGCCGAGGCCGACGCCGGCAGCAACGCCACCGGCCGCGGTGAACTCGGCGGCAGACATCGCAGCAGCGCCCGCGCCGTACTCCGCCGCGGTGGAGATGCCGAGCGCCGCCGTCATCGAGCCTGCCTCGGCCGTGCCGGCGATGGCCGCAGTCGTGCCGGCGTACCCAGCACCCGCAGCGACAGCGCCCGACTCCGCGGCGACGGCTCCTGTTGCGGCGGGCGCCATGGCGCCAGCGGCGAGACCGGCGGTGAAGTAGATGGCCGCGCAGATAACGATCACCTTCCAGTACTTCTTGACGAAGGAGCCGACCGCTTTGAACACCTTCTTGATGCCCTTCACTATGCCGCCCATGACTGCACCTCTTTTGAAACGGGGATGCTCAGTGTCACGCCGCGCTTGGTCATGCCATGCGCGACGAGCGCTTTGGTCGCCCGCTCCGTGTCGATGTTGGAATTCAGTGAAATGATGATCTCGCACACGCGCGGAATCGTGTGCGCCCAGGCGATGCCGAGCTTCAGCAGGTGCCGGCCAAGACCGGGCCTTTCACAGTAGATCAGGTCGTCGACCACCTGCCACTTCGAGGGCTGCCACCACATCGGCTGCGCCACGAGAATCAAGAAGCCGACGACTTGCTCTTTGTGGATCGCCACCGCGATGAACTCGGTGCGAGATTGTACGGCGCGCGTGAGGCGGTCGACTGCCGCGCGGAAGTCAATGCCGCTGTACGCGAACGCACCGCGCTGCATCAGGCGATGACCGACGTCGATGATCGCAGGGATGTCGCCGAGGCGCGCGCGCCGGATCACGGACCACCGCGCGACGGAATGAAGTCGTTGCCGCCCGAGTAGTTCGCGCCGCCGGTCGACTGGCCGGGCGAATTTCCGATCGGGTTGTTGTTCGTGAGCTGGTTGTTGTAGTCGACCGTGTTGCCGGTCGCGTTCTCGAAGTCGGTGTTCGAGCCGTACATCGCGATGCCGCCCTGCGACGTCGGCAAGCCCGAGCCGCCTTCATACGGCAGCACCGGAGGAGCGACCATCGTGTAGCCGCCCTGGCCGTAGCTCAGGTAATCGCCGTACTGCTGGTACGTCGGTCCGCCTGGGCCGGTGTTCGTGCTCGCGCCGTTCGAGCCCGACGTCACGTTCGCGCCGGCCTGGCCGCTGCCGAGCGAGTATGCCGGCGTCGTGTAGAACGAGTTCGTGAGCGACGCGTTCGTGTGATAGATGTCGGTGACCGTGCGGATCGCGTTCGCTTGCTGATCGCCAGTCAGGCCAGGCGTCGCGCCGATCTGGCCGACAGTGCCCATGAGCTGACGCAGGTTCGCGTTGCTCTCCGTGTTCATTTGGAGAGTGAGCTGCTGGCCGAACTGCTGATTTGAAACGACCGTGTCGTGACGGATCGAGTTGTCCGTCGTGCGATCCGACATCTCCAGGCCGTGCGCCTGGCCTTGCTCGTTCAACGTCCACTGCGCCTGGAAATTCGCGTTGATCGAATCCATTGCGGTCTGACGCTGGATGTTCGCGCTCGCGAGCGCAGCGCCAGCGGAGATCGAGGCGGCCGCGCGCTGAGCGGCGGCACCGATCTGCGCGCTTGCGACCTGCGCGTTCGCGCCGATCGACGTCGCGCGAATCTGGCCGGCGATCTGCATCGAGACCGACTGGAGATTGCCCTGAATCTGTTGCGACTGGAGCACCTGCGACTGCTGGTAATTCTGCGTCGAGAGGAGCGCCTGCTGCATGAACTGTCGGTTCGACAGCGCGAATTGATTCGCCGTCGACGCGTTGAACTCGGCCGAGCGCGCATACGTCGCGGCATCGGCGCTCGCAACCTGAAACGCCAGGTTGACCACGCCGTTGTACGCGGCGGTCTCCGCCATCAGCGAGTTCTCGCCGCCGTGCGAAGCCTGTGCGCGTTCGAGCGACGCGGCGAGAGACTGGTAAACCGGGTTCTCCTGCATGTGCCCGACGATCTGATCCATCTGGCCTTGCACGGTTTGATCGGCGGTGACGTCCCAATTCACCGGCTGCGTATCCGCGGCGGCGTCGACGCTGGAATTGTCCGGCGTGAACGTCGTGTCGGTCATCAGAAAATCGCCGGACGTGTTGCCCGTGCCGGTGTAGACGTCGCCCGGCTGCCAATCGCCGAGGTCTTCGCCCACAACGCCAGGATCGTCCGGCGTACCTTCGCCCGCGAGCCCGCCTTGACCGACGTAGCCCGTGCCAGGATCGCCCGTGCCGTAGTCATTCGGATAAGGTGGGCCACCGTAAAAGCCGCCGCCGGTCGTGCGGCTGCCGCCGTTGATCGGCGTGCCGTTTGCGTTGTACTGCTGCGAATACATCGCGCTGATCTGATCCGCGCTGTACCCGGCGGCCTGCATTTGCGACTGCCACTGCGAATATCCAGCCGTTCCCATTGGCGCCGGGGGAGGCGTCATTGGCGCTGGTGAGTTGTCGCCTATCGGCTGGCCGGTGTCTCCCGACACTGGCGGTCCTGTGGGCGCAGGCGGTGACGTGCCCTGCGTTTCAGAATCGGAATCTGTTGACTGCGTCGTGTCGTCGGCGTTGTCGATGAAGTTGCCGGTCGACGTGCTCTGCTGAGTCGGTGCCGGCGCCGTTGCATCCGGCGGAATAAACGACGAGTCGTCCTGCGACGCCGGCTGTGTAGCTGGCGCCTGCTGTTGCGTTGGATCGTAGAAGGCTGTGTCGGCCATCGCAGGATTCCTCGGTTACATCATCTTCGGGCGCTGACGACCCTGGGCGAGCGTACCGCCGCCGCCACCGACCGGCTGAATCGACGGCTTCGGCGCGGGAGTCGGCGGCTTCATCGTCTGCGCACTTCCGACCGGGCCGGGCTTCGGCGCGACGACCGGCGGCATGCGCTGTCCGCCGGCACCAGGCTTCGGGTGCGACGAGTGACCCTGCTGCATTTGCTGCATGGCCCCGCGCGCCGCGTTCACAGCGCCAGGATTCGCGCCGCCGCCCGTGCGTGCGCCCATGCGCGACGCGATGCCGGTGAGCCCTGGCGAGCCTGCACCTGGCTTCTGCTGCGCGCGCATCGCGTTGAACGCCTTGACGCGATCCATCGTGCGCTGCGGACCACCAGGCCCGCCGATGTTGCCACCGAAGCGACCCTGGCCGCCGGCACCGATGCCGGGCTTGATCGGCGGCTTGCCGCCACCGAGCGGAACGCGGTTCGAGTCGGAGAAGCGAGCGCCGGGCTTCGGGCCGCCCTGCGGCGGTTTCGGACCACCCTGGGGCGGCTTCGTGCTGTACGCGCGGCCGCGCTGGTTCGCCGATGAAACCGGCTTGCCCTGCTGACGGCGGCCCTTCGCGATCTGGCCCGCGCCCTGCGGCGGCTTCGTGCCGGGGTTCTTCGGTCCCGATTGTGAAACGCCGAGACCTGCGACCGGCTTCGCGCCGCGCGCATCCATGTACGCTTTGATCTTTCCGCCGGAACCCGCGAGACCATCAGAGGCTCGCTGCCCGGCTGTTTGCGGCGGCTTCTGCGCCGGGGTGGTGCTGTAGCTATTCGCCATGACACGTCTCCGCGTTGATCCAGTCGATGAGGATGAGGATGTTGTTGCGCATCGTCGAGTACGCCTGCTGTGCTTCAGTCGCGAAGCTGCCGACCCACCGCGCCTGTTCTTGCGGGGTGAGTTGTTCGAGGTTTGCCGGCGGTGCTGGGAATGGCGGTGGGTTTCCCATCGCCGACTCCGGCTTTTGGCGCGGAGGTTTTGTTGCTGGGGTTGTCGCGATCGGCGGCGTTGGCTTCGTCTGAGATGCGACGGAGCAACCCGACAAGATCAGGACTGAAAGAGCAAGTGCCAACAGAGATCGCATATAACGCCCTCGTGTTCGCTGCGAAAGCGAGCGCGTCGCGCTGCTGTTTCGTAGCGAGGTCCGCCAACCGTTGCGCATCGCCGTGTGCAAGCGTGCTGGCTTCGCGCAGTTGGTCTTCGAGGGCGTGGTTTGCGCCGGATAGGTCTGACTCGCGCTGCGCCGCGATGGAAGCGTTACACGTTGCGAGGTCTTTGGCGGCTGTTGCTGCCGCCGCGGCCCCATCCGCGGCACCCTTCCACGCGCCGATCTTATACCCGCCGAGCGCAACAGCGCCAGATAGGGCGACGCCGACAGCCAGCTTGGCCCACAGTGGAATCAGCATGCTTGCCTCCTACGGCCGGATGATGTCGACGACGAACGATCGCAGGACCGCCTTCACAGCGGCGGCCGCGGCGCCCATTTGGACGGAAAGCACGATGTCTCTCAGAGAGGCAGTTGTCGCCGTGATCGGCGCGATGTTGACCATCATGGAGCCGATGACTCCCTGCGCGCCACCGGGCACTCCGGCGGCCGCGCCCGAGGAGATGTTGCCGACCGTGAGCGTGCCGTTGCACTCCAGCGTGCCGGCTCCGCCGATCGCAGTGACGAGCAGATCGGCCGTGACCTCGAAGCCGCCATTGACGACGCCGTTCGGAACCGTGACGTTGCCGAGGAGCAGCAGCACCGCGCCATACCGGATGCGGAAAGTGAACGACACATTTGCGAGCGCGGTGCTCACAGTGCCGCGCGCATGCACGCGGATCAGCGAGCCGACCGTCAGGAAATTCGCAGCGATCGAGTTGACCGACGCGAACGCCGTGTCTGCCGTCGTATTTGAAACGGTGTTGCCGGCCGGCACGGTGCCGTCCGCGGTCGTCGTGTAATTGATGCCGCCAGGGAGATCGGATTGCACGATCGCGCGGAACGATGGCGCGCTCGGCAGACCGCTAACCGGCCCGGCCAGGAAAAAGCCAGAAGCGACGACGTCATCGAATGCGACCGGGTTGAAGAAATCCCACGAGTCGGCGATCAGGCCGCCGGCTTTTCTGAGGGACTGGCCGGCGGCGATCGGGGCGAGCTGGACGTCGCCGAGCACTTCGCTCGGCGCCATGCCGCGCAGTGCTGGGCGTGCCGCGCAGGTCATCCGTTCGTGTCGACCGAGTTGATGACGATCGCGATGCTGCCGCCGCCGCCGATGACCGTCGTGATCGCCAGCTCGAACGCGTCGAAAAACCCGCTCACTTCCCAAGCCATGTTGTTGATCTTTGTGAAGTCGATAGTCTCGATTCCGATCATCGCCGAGCGTGACGGGCTCGTGTTCGTCATTGCCGGCTCGATGACCGGCTTTGCGCGCACCGAGAAAATACCGCTCGTCACAACGCCGAAACGCACGACGGCGATGTAGTGCTTATCGCACCACTTGATGTCCGGTTTGCTCGCGCTGTACGCCGCGACTGCCGTCGCTCCGTCCGGCTTGATGATCGTCGTTACTCGACGTCGGACACGGGTGTCGCCTGCCGGCGTGGCGGCCATTACATCACCTCGTATCGAGCGGTGCCCGTGCAAACGCACTGCTTGTGGACGTGGTCGACCGCGAATATCTGCGGCGACGCTGCGCCGTTGACGGTGTCGAGACCGCCAGCGCGGCCGATGGCGACCGAGCAGCCGGTGACCGGCGTGAATCCGAAACGGTCGCCGCGATTCGTCGGCAGATTGCGTAGCAACAGCGACGCACCGAACGCCGCGGCACTCGCGATGACGTCGAAACCTTGAAACGCATTCTGCTCAGGAATGGCGATGGCCGCCGGGCCTGTGGTCGTCGACAGAGCTACCGGCGCATACGTGCCGATGTCGAGGCAAGCGATTGCCCAGCCGGTCGTGCCGCCGACCCACAGCAGCTCGATGTAGTCACCCGCTCCGTACAGGCGCGGCAAGATCGTGAGCGAACCCATGATCGGATCGCCGGCACCTGTGTCGCCTTGGATGTACGTCGCGGTGTGCCCGTTCAGCGTGGCGTAGCCCGCATTGAGGAGCTGGATGCGCACTGGCGGATCGCTGACGGTCGGGCTCGCCGGCATCATGATGATGATCGGGTTGCCGGTGTTCAGCGCGATCGTGTTGTCGACCAGGATGTTGCGCGACGTGCCGGCGCCGACCTGCATCGACGCGGTCGCGACCTGAAGCAAGTCGATCGCGTTGAACGCGCTGACGATGCTGTTGTACTCGTTATTCGAGTCAGTCGGTTTCACCTGCTGAAACGCGGCAGCAGTCAGTGTCGGGACATAACGAGGGGCGGCCATTATCTCAATCCTCTACGTGAGCGGAGCGCGGCCACGAACTCGATGGCCTGGATGGTGAAGGGGAGCGAGATGTTCGACGAGAATGTGAATATGAAGCTCACGCCGACGCCCTGCCCGCCGAGCTGCTTGCGCACGACGTTCTTGTTGCTCGGGCCATAGAACGCCTGGTTGTAGGCGGAGTAAGCCTGGTACTGGCCGCCAGCGAGATAGCGAGTAATGTTTTCCGGCTGCTCGATCGTGCGGTAGTCGGCGCCGTCGTCGTATTCGGCAGAGAATTTGAGATTCGTGTACGCGTCAGCGCCGAGCACGTCGACGAACATTTGCCGGTAGCGCTTTTCGAGCGCCTGGTTGTCCTGGCCGCGGTAGAACTGCGTCTGACACTTGCCGACGATGAAGCTGCCGCCGAACGATCCACCGCTGTCGTCTTGATACACGAAGCCGCTGTCGGAGCAAAACAGGATGCGCTCCGGCGGCTGGTTTGCTCCGCCGGTCGAGACCGTCGATGGACCGCTCCAGAAATTGTGCGGCGTGAGGCCGTAATCGCAATAGCCGATTCCCAGGCACTTGTCGCCGACGATGCAGATCGACAGGCATTTGCCGCTGTCGAAGTACAGGCGGTACATGCTGCGCTCGCGCGAGATCGTCGCCTCCGTGACGCCGGCCCCGTCACGCATGAGCGCGCGCAATAGGCCGTTCACGAGTGACGACTGCGACAGCGACGAGAAGTTGCCGAAGTCGTTCGACTGCGATTGCACCATCACGCCCTGATCGGTGAGGAACAGCGCCGCGCCCGTGAGCTTTGCCGCGGTGTACGCGTAGCCGCCTGCCTCCGCGTCGTTCCACCGGAGCTGAAAATTCTCGTTGACGTCGCCGTAAATCTGGCCGGTGCGCGTGCGTGTCTGCACCATCAGCGTGCCGTTGACGTTCTCGACCAGGTTCTCGATGTCGTCGCCGGTCTGCCGCGTGTCGGCGCCTTGCACTGCCGTCCAATTCAACGGCGTCTGCAAACCCGAATGCTGAAGGCCGCCGCCGTCATAGCCGAGAAACAGGTGATCTGCCTGCACGGCCAGGTGCGTCGGGCGTTCCTGCGACGGAGCTGAAACGTTCCACACGAGCGCCGTCAGGCCAAGGCCCGTCAGGATCGGCGTCGTCGTCGTGCCATCGAACTCGAACGCCGGGCCTTGCGCGCTCACGCCGTAGATGCGCTGGCCGCCGCCCGTGATGTTCGGCGGCTTGCCGCTGAAGTTCCACCGCCTGAAACGGTAATTCGTCGGCGGTGTGACGCCACCCGAGCCGTCGCGCGGAAGGCGAAACGTCGTCTGCACCGCGCCGGCCGTGGGCGTCGACGCGACAGCCGCGCCCGCCCGGCGGATCACCTGCGCGTTGCCCCACGGTGCGCCAGCGCCCGCGATGTTGTTCGACATGAAGTAGCCGCACGCGTCGCCAGTGCCGGTCGTGCCGAACTGGATGATGACGCGGTTCACGGTCATCGTGATCGTGCCGGCGACGTTCGTGAGCACGTCACCTTCATTGATGTCGGTCGTGAGGTTCTGGAAAAAGACAATCGTGCTGCGCGGGACGATGACCCAGCTCGCGCCGCTCGATCTCCAGATGTCGCCGAAGCTGTCGGTCGATCCGTTGTTGCGGATCGCGTAGAGCTGGCCGTTGATGTCGAACACGCCGCACGCGCGGCCGGTGCCACTGGAGCCGCCCACCGGCTTGATGAGGCTCCGCGCGTAGTCGCGCGAGCGAGAGATGTACTGGCCGGCGAGCCCGACGTTGTCGAGCGACTGCATGTAATCGAAGGTGTTCGCCAGGATCGCGAACGGACCGATCGTGCTGTTGATCGTGGCGCCGGGATTGAACGGCGCGAGATCGGACGGAGCGCCAGCGCCAGGCGCGCGCCAGTCCGCGGTGACGAAGCTCGGCAGCACCGCTGTCGCGATGATGTAGAGCTGCCCGGCAATCGTTTCAAAACCAAGGAACGCGCAAAAATGGATGCCGTCGTTGATAATCACGAACGGCGATGTCGGCTTCGCGCCGGCCGCGCCGATGATCGCCGAGACCTTGTACGCGATGTAGTAGAACGCGCTCGGCTGGCGCTGCCCGTCGACGGGCTCGAAACCACCCTTCGTGATGTAGCCGCCAGCGAAGTTTGGCTCGAAGTTCTGGCAATAGATCAGCGACCCGGCGTCACCATCCGACTGCGGCTGCTCGATATTGAGGCCGCCACTCAGAATGAAACGCTCGGAGAAATTGTTGTCCTGCTGCGGGAACCCGATCTTGCGACGGGTGCTGGCGATGTTGATGACGCCCATGTGTGATCCTCAGCCGAACGGGTCGATCTGTTGCGGGATGTCGTCCTGCGATGCCCAATCGCCCTCCTGGCCCGGCAGCGCGATCGACTGCATCTCTTTCAGACAGTCCTCGTACTCGGCCATCGAGCCTTGCATGACCTCCATCGCGCCTTCCGCCTCGGCGTAGATCATTTTCGCGCGGCAGATAATGATGCGGCCGTCGTAGTCGCGCTCGTTCGCCGCGCTCGCGCTTTGGTACGACATCACGACCTGATCGCCGAGATTCGCCGAAGCGAGAATCTTGTTCATCGGGTGCGACGACATGTAGCGCACGATAGGTGAAACGTCGGCGTCCGACTTCATGCGGTACGCCTGGGCGAAACCCTCGATCTGATACGGCGTCGCGCCGCTCACCGGGTTCGAGAGATAGATGCGCCGATTCGGCGAGACCGAGAATGCCTCCGGCGTCGCGACGAAGGTCGTCGACGACGTCGTGCTCAGGTACAGCCGCACGAACTCGCGCCAGTCGACGAAGCGCGGCGTGTACGCCTGCGTCGTGCCAGGGAACAGCACGAGCGATCCGCGATCGAACAGACGGAAGACGTAGGAGTCGACCTTGTAGCTCGGGAGCGAAAGCTGGCCGCCGGTGACGATCTGTCCGGTGTACTGGCGCCACAGGAAATTCCAGTTGTTGTAGAGCGACTGGATGCGCAGATCGGCATCGGCGACGAAACCAGCAACACGGAGCGCTTCTTTCGTGTTGTCGGCCGCGCCGATGCCGGCGAGCTGCCTGCCGCCATTGATGCCCAATTCGAGGATTAGAGCGTTGACCAGGTCGAGATTGGTCATCATGGCGGTGGTTTCCTATTACTGAGCCGGTGCAGCACCCGCCGTAGCGTCGGCGATCGGGTCTTTCGTTTCAGCCGGTGAAACGGTCTTTGCGGCGGCCTTGACCGGCGCTGGCTGGCTCTTGCCGGCGGCTTCCATGCGATCGAGACGCGCCTTCAGCTCCTCGATCATGCGCCCGTTCGCGTTGATGATCTCGTCGCGATCGGCCAGCTCGCGCTCGTGCTGCTTGCGCTCGATGTCACTGAGGCCAGGATCGGCTTCGGTCTCGGCGGGCTCGCCGCGTGCGGCGTCCTGAGCGGCCTTCAGTGCGGCGATGCGGGACTTGTCGCGGCGGATCGGCGGCGGTGCGAGCACGGTGTTCGGTGGCAGCACGGCCGGATCGAGCGTCGGCGTCAGGTCGTCGAGCACGTCTTCGTCGGGCGGCAGCGCATAGCCGTCGTTCGTCAGATCGTCGTCCTGCTGGATGACGTCGCGCGGGACCAGGATGCCGGCGGCCGTGTAGCTCTCGCCGCCCCAGCTCCAGACGCCGCGGCACGTGCCGTAGATTCGACTAGCATGGGTCTGTTGATTCGTATCGGACATCTTCGCTGAACTCCTCTAAGGCTTCACCATCGACGAAAACGAGGCCGTCCGCCGCGACAGTTCGAGGAGACTCGATGTCGGCCGGATACTCCCGCTCCAGAATTAGCGACGGACCAGTGATAGCTTCTGTTCCAGGTCGCCTTGATCCGCCATCGCTTCGCGGAATGAAACGCCCTCGGCTGGCGCTGGAGTGCGCGAGTTCTGAGGCTGCTTCAGCGGAGCGCAGGCGATGTCGGCGCACGGCATCGGCGACGCGTTGTCGCCGGCCAGCGTGTCGTTTGTCTTCGCGGTGTAGCCGCGCTTCGTGAGGCTATGGTCTTCCATCGCCTCGCCGATCATGTATCCGGGTGTTGGTAGCGTGCTCATTGCGCACCTCCTTTCATGGAAAAAGGGCCGGGCACTTGCCCGGCCCTTGAGACCACTCTGTCGCGCCGATCAGCCGAAGCGGGTGCCTCGGCCGGCGGGGTTTTTCGGGTGCTGCACATGAATCTGCCCGCCACCCTGCGTGTCGGCGCCGATGTCGGCCGGCGTGACGTCCGCGATTGATTCGCGGTATGCCATGCCGGTCGTAATGTCGGAGCCGGCGGTCTCGCCGGTTTCGGGTTTCATCACACGCTGCCCCGGCATCGCGGGACTGGTGTTGCTCGTCGACGCGTCACCGGGATTTTCACCGCCGTTGTCATACGACGGGCTTTTCGGTGAATCAGACATCGCACTTCTCCTGCCGTTTCGTTTTCGGTACGCGTTGCCGTCAGATCAGGATCAGAACCAGCGGATCATGATGTTGGCGGTGAACGTTCCGGCCGGTGTGCCCGTGCCTGCCACCGTGCCGATCTTCAGCGTGGTGAGCAAGGTGTTGAGCGCGTCGCCATCGTTGAACAAGTCGATGAAGCCCTTGTTCGTCGAGCCGGCGCCGGTCGTTACGTTCGGATTGTACGCCGCAACGCGACCGTCGATGTCAGCGCACGAGAAAGCCGCGCCGACAGCAAGACCCGCCAGGGTCGACACGGACTGCGCAGCGTACTTGCCGCTCGTAGCCGGGGTGCCGATCTGGATTACCGCGGCCAGCGTCGTGTTGACGATGGCGACGGTCGGGGTGATGTTGATGTCCTCGATCGCCGCGGCGCGAACGCCGAGGTGAGTCGGAACACGGATCGCCGCCGCTGCCGCGACAGTGGCGTTCGTGAGACCCGAGAAGGTGTAGCAGACGCGGTAACCGTTGTCGTAGCTCACGCTGCGCTCTCCCACTTGAGGATGCGCGCGTTCTTGACGTCCGTGCCAAGATCACCCTGCGTGCGGCCGTAGCCGAGCAGCGCGTACCACGCAACACCCTTCGAGCGGCCGTAGTCGGTCGGAATCTTGCCGCGGATTTCCTCGGGAATCGCGATGGCTTCCGCCACCGTGTCTTCGCCGAAGAAGAAAATCCAGTCCGACTTGCCGTTGTTCCACGGGTCCGCCGTGTCGGTCTGCGGATTGAACGTGACGCTGTCCTCGGCTCCGCCGGCCGGGATGTGCGTCTGCTCGACGAACCGCATGTTGTAGTAGCGGCCGATCTCGCCGTTCAAGATTTCCTGGAAGCCCGTCTCGGTGTACTGATAGACGCCTTCGAGGTCGGCCTTGAGCTGCGCGAACGTGGTCGGGCGAGCGATGCAGTAGTAGTCGTCGCCGATGTACGCCGGGATGTTGCGTTCCTTCATCGTGTCGACGATGGGACGCACATGGCCCTTGCCGAACGCCACGTTGTTCGTGACGCCGATGGAGCCCGACTCGACGAGCGTGATCGCCGTCGTGCTCGCGCCCGTTGCCGCCTGCACCTTGACCGGCGTCGTCTGGAACTGAGCCCAAACGGCCACGTCGATCGACTGCTTGCAGTCGTGCTTCAGAACGCGGTGGATGATCTCCTGCACCGGGTGCTGCGACATGTTGTCGAGCTTGCCGGTGTAGGGAACCGAGTTGCCGAACTCGGTCATCGTCAGAGTCTTCTGAGTGATGACGAAGTTCGTCTCGGGCATCGCCGACGTTTCAGGAAGGGGAGCACCCTTGGTCTGAACGCGGGAGTAGACGTTCCACGAGAACTTGTCGCCGCGCTGCAAGCCCTTGTCGGTCGCGTCCTTCGCGTCGCAGAACTGACGGAATTTCACGACCGGGAGCACTGCCATGCGCAGCACGTTGCTCAGCTCGGGCGCGAACATGTAGCCGCCGAGCATGTTTACAGACCAAAGCTGGCCTGCCATATCCGATCTCCTCGCGGGGGCTACATCGGGGGTTGCCCGCGTGCGACCCGCATCATGTTGACGATGTCGCTTGGCTTGGTCGGGAAAGTTTCTTCCGCCTCCGCCGACGAGCTACGCTCGCTGACGGTGGACTGCTGCGGGAGGCGGCGCTTCATGTGCCTGCGCGTCTGAACTTCGCGGTTGACGGTGCCTTCTTCGCCTGCTGCCTCAGCAGCCGCGCCCTCCAGACCGAACCGTTTCATCATTGACGCGCCGACATCGTCGGCAATCGCTACCAGCGAGCGTCCCTTGTTCCGTGGATCGGATTGGGCTTTCTGGAAAAGACCGCGGGCCATCGCCTGAAGCTCCGGGTCGCCGTTCACCGCCGCGTATTTGGTACGCATGAGGCTGTTGACGTCCTGGGTTTCCTGCGCTTCCGCTGTCTTCGCCTGTGCCGCCCTCTCGTCAGCACGGTCGCGGAACAGCTTTGCTTCGACCTTTGCAAGCACCAGTGCGGTGACGTCTTCGACGGAGGGCGGAGCCCCACGTTGCGGACGTGCCGCGAGTACTTCGGTGAGGGCTTTTTCGATACCCTCGGCATCGCCTTTGAACATCTCGCCGACCAGTGATTTCACGGTCGCACGGAGGTCGGCATCGGCAGGTTGACCATTGGTCGTGGTCGTCTGCTGCTGACCGGAAGGCGTACCACCGGCAGCGGATGCGTCGCGCATCTTACGTTCGAGCCTTTCGGCTTCCGCAAGTCGCGCTTTGGCGGCAGTGTCCGCTTCCCTCGCAGAATTTGCAAGAGCGGTCGCTTGCCGGAAACGGTGATCGGCGGCGAGCAGCATTTGCACCACTGCCGGGCCGCCGCGTGCGTCGACTTCGGACTTCGGCATTTGGATGTCGCGGCCGAAGACTTTCATCGTGATGATCGGATCATCGCCGCCGGTATCGGTGACGACATTCTCGCCGGACAGGTCGACGTCGCCGGCACCCGCTACGGCGTCAGCCGTTTCAGATTCGGTGTCTTCTTCACCGCGCGAGCGCGCCGACTGCCGGCGCAACACGCTGTCTTCTGAGACGGTGCGAACGTCCTCTCCCATCTCGCTGATCTCGCCGCGCTCGATCGCCTCCGTCGCAGCATCGACGTCCTGGTGCTGCTCGCGGTCTATCGAGATGTCGGCGGCGGTGCCGGCGGCCGCGCGCGCAAAGATCGCTTTGCGTGCGTCGAGCTTGGAATTGCCGGTGGTCTGAAGAGTGTCGGTTCCGGTGCCTTGTGAGTCACCGGCACGAGTGGTTTGCTCGGCCATGGCGGTGCGTGTCCTTTAGTGAGTGGGTTCGTTCGCGGAGGTGGGTCGGAAGTGCGTCCAGCGTGATCCGCCGGACATGAGATCGAGCTTGGCGTATTCGAGCAGCGCCGTGCCGGCCATCGGGTCGACGGCCATGCTCGTCATCGCCGCCCAATTTCCATCGGCGCGCATCGCGATGATGATAACGGCCACTACCGGCGGGTCTTCTGCCGGCGCCGCCTCGATCGTGGCGGCCATGTGGTGCAGCATCTTGACTGAGTCGTCGCTTTCGCTCACGGCGTTTCATCCTGGAAGTCTGGATCGAGCTGGCGCATCTCGTGCTCTGCTTCTTTCGCATCGGCCAGCGTGTCTGCGAAAATTGATAGTGCGGCGATGGCGCCCTGCGCCTCGATTTTTGCTTTGGCGATGACGTCGTCGTCGTTCGTCGTCAGCCACAGCGTGCATGCGTTCTCGATCGACGCCATGCAGCGCGCGGCGAATTGCTTGCCGACTGGCAGATTGAAGAACACCTGCGTCCGCAGACCGGCGCGCACGCGCGCGAACACCATCTCGAACGCCGTGCCGCGCAGGCGCTCCATCAGGTCTTCTTCGGCCTTCTGCGCTGCGTCGTTGATGAGCTGTCGGGCAGCGGCTTCGAGTTCGGAATCGGCCATCACTTTCTCCGGTGCTTCCGTGTCCGCTTGCGCGGCACCGGAGCGAATTTCTGTTGCCACGCCGCGACGACGTGGAAGTTCCCGCGGTGCAGCGTGCCAGGCTTGAACGACTCGGCCAGGCGCATGCCGAGCCGGCTGTCGACGAACGACTGCGCCAGCGCGACACTGATCCCGAACGGAGCCTCAGTCATACCGGCCCTGAAATCCCGAGCACCATGAATCGAAACGATTTGATCGGGTGCCGGAGCACGGCGCGCAATCCGACCGCGTACATCGGTCCGCGTTTCGGAACAACGTACACGCGCATCGGGCCGCGGCCGTAGTCCGTCCTCCACCTGGCGAACTTCATGTCAGTACTCCGTCTTTGGCTTTGCGCGGCCCGAGAACGTCGACGGCGCGCGCGGCGGCAGCTTGCGCACTGAGCGCTTGCCCTTCGCCTTGTCGGCCGCAATGAAGTCGCTCGCAACAGCCTGGCTGGGGCCGCCCTTGCGCGGCTTCATGCCGTGCTTGACCGCCTCCATGAAGTTGTGTTGCGCTTTTGAAACGGACGGCACGGATCAGTACTCCGCCTTTGGCTTCGCGCGCGAGACGATCGGAGCGCGCGGAGCAATCTCCTTGCCCTCCTTGCCCGCTGACATGCCGCGCACGCGCTTCGCGCTTTTCGCGAGGAACCCGGCCTTCAGGTTGTTCGCGTTGACCTTGTCGACGCGCGCGGGCTGTTTGCCCACGCCGGTCGTGCGCTGCGTGCCTGGCACTGTTGGCGTGCCCTGCGATTTGCCGATTTTCGGCTTTGGCATTTTTCCGAACATGGTCTACCCCTTCGCGCCTGGAATCTTTCCGAAGTCGCCGCGCTGGATCACACCAGCCGCGTCGTTGCCGGGCAGATTCATTGTCTTGCCGGGATTGGCACCTGCGTCTTCCATTCCTGAAACGACACTGTCGCTTCCGGGCGACAGCAGCTCGCCGGCAAGCGCGGCCTCGGCGGGCTCGCCAGGCACCTCGGCTTGCGCCTCGGGTGCGACGGCCGGCGTGGTAGCGACTTGGAGCGCGAACGCGCGATCGGATTCCATGATCGCGTGCGACAGCGCCTCGCGTTCGAGGAGCAGGTTCGCTTTCTTGACGGTGTTGGCCTCCTCGGCGATCTGCTGATCGACGCGCTTGAGCTGTCCCTGCAAATTCGCCTTGTACTTGTCCATGTCCATGCGCGCGACGGCGACGTTTTGCTGCGCCTCCGCCTTGATCTGCGCGATCTTTTCCGAACTCTCGGCCTTGATCTTGGCGACGGTGATGCCGCCCTGCGCTTCCTGGAGCTGCTGCTGGAGCTGCGTGATCTGATCCTGAAGCTGTTTTTCTTTCGGCGACGTTTTGTCGTCGGCCAGGCCAGGAAAGAAACGCGTTCCATCTTTGAAACCCAGGCGGCCGAAAACCTCGTGAGTGATCTCGCGCTTGTCGACCTGCTGCACGACGTCGGGCGCGATGCCCTGGAGAATCTGGAAGCCGAGCTGCAATTTCTGGAGTTGCTTCATCGGATCGGTGCTGCCGAATCCGACCGACACGGTGACGTTCACGGGCTGTTCGAGCGCGCGGAAAGCGTGCATCCAGTCCTGCGTCTTCGCGCGATTTGAAACGCGCGCGAGAATGCTCTGATCCGACTCGAATATCCGCTCCAGCTCGACGAAGTCGTTCAGAACGGCATTCGCCCACGTGATGCAGAACGTTTGCAGCGACAGCTCGGTGATGATGTCGGCGTTGTTGCCGAGGAGTTCCGTCGTCCCGACCGGCGTGTCCTGGCCCATTTTCATGGCGCCCATCGTCATGCCGCTGAGCTGGCCGGCGATCTCGTCGAACTCGGCGTTGAAACGGTCTTGCTCCTGGTACGAGGAGCTTGTGACGTCTTTCGTTTCGAGCTGCTTGACGTCGCCGGTCGGGTCCGTCGTCATCGTGATCGAGCCCGGCACGTTGCGCATGAGCGAACGCGAGTCGACCATCTGGCCGCGCTTGACCAGGAACCGATTGTTCAGCACGAGGGCGACGTTGTCGCGGCGCTGATTCGTGACGTCGTTGATGCCCTCCTGCAAACCCTTGACCATCTCGACAGGGCCGGACGGATACAGCCGGTGCGGCTCGATCGCGACGGAACCCATCTTGTACGGCCGCGTGCGGCGGCCGAAGACGTCTTCGATCGGCACCGGCTCGCTGAGCATCATCGTCGTGCCGAGCGTTTCGTAGCACCAGTCAAGACCGCCGATTCGGACGATATTGCGATGCACCCAAACCGGCCGGAATTTCGAGCCCTGCTGCACCTGGCTGTAGCGATCGAGGCGCGAATGCTCGCGCGCCATGCGCACGGACATCGCCGACGTGCTCTGCTCGGACATGCCGGCCATCAGGTCGGATTCGGTGAAGTCGCGCAGATATGGCACCTGCGAACCGTAGGAGCGCGCGTTCTTGATGCGCTCGACCAGGTCCGGGATGAACCATGGGATCATTTCGATGATGTAGGGCGAGCTGTTGACCGGATCGCACCAGTCGGTCGACGGGTGCAGCAACAGATTCTCGACCGGAATCAGGCGGCACCCCGGAGTGTCTTTCAGCACGACCGGCGTTTCATTCGTGTTGCCGGTCATCTCGCCGTCGTCGCCGTACTCGTCTTCGGTGATCGTCGCCTCGGCGTACTGCCACTCCTGGCAAGAGATCACAACGCCCGTCGTGGCCGCATCGTGAAACGCGCCCATGCAGATTTTGAACCAGGGGATTGTGGTCTTCAGCCGCTCGTTCAGCAGCTCTTTGTGGACGTCCGCGGCGAGCACGTTGTTGATGTCGTTCTCGTCGTTCGGCGCGGCGTCGATGATGTCGCGCGTCGAGAAGAACGCAATCGCGCACGCGGCCTCCAGCTTGCGCAGCATCGCGCGCGTCTTCGGCCGGAAAATCTTGCTGCGCTTGTCGTACTCCGGCGAGTAGAACTTCGAGCCGCTGGCGTGTCGACTGTACGCGTGCGCCAGGTTGTCCTCGACGCGACGGCGCACGGCGATGTCGAAGTAGTTTTTGCCGACGTTGAAATTCTCCTGCGCCATTTTCAGGAAATCGTTGTACGGCGTGTTGCTCGGCAAGCCTCCGTTCGACAGCGGGACTGGATTTTTCGTGTACCCGTCCTGGCCTCCGCCCTTGCTCGCGCCGAAGTCTGACGCGCCGGAGATGGATGAATCGGTGTTTTTGGGCGCGTAGTCAGCCATCGAGAAGTCCTACCTCAATCGCTTTCGTGAGGGGGTTGATCCGAACGCGGCCGGCGGCGATGGCATCGGCGATCTTGTGCTTCTTCTTCGCCTTCTTCGCCGCAGCGTGTTCGAGATCGCTCAGGATCGGGATACCTTGCCCGCGGCTGTCTCGCTTCATCAGCATCAGCCGCGCGTAGTCGATGCCGGCGCGCGGCATTTTGAAACGCTCCAGAATCTCGCCGCCCGCCTTGATGAAAATCGCGCGCGTCGGATCGTGCTCGGCCTCCATGATGCGGATCGTGTAGCCCCAGGTGAGATGCAGTTCGAGGCAAAAGATGTTCATCATCCGCCCGAACTGGTTGATCTGGATCGCCCACGTCCAGCCGGGATAGTGCTGCTGGAGCAGCGCCATGCCGTCTTTGGCGAGTATTTTCAGCCCGGCCTTGACGTCGAATTTCTCGGCGTTGTTGATCTCGCCCTCGGCCTCGCCGATGCGGTCACGGACTGTCGGCCGCGGGTTCCACTTCAGCACTTGGGCATCTCCGGTGCGTCACCGCCGCGCCACCACTCCGGCCCCTCGGGGTTCAGCTCGCGATCGTATGCCTTCGCGTCGTCTGTGGATCGGTGCGGGAACACGCGGAGCCCGGCGGCCACCTCGCGCGACTCCTGCTCGCTCTGCACGAGATCGGGAATCTTGTCGAACTCGGCGCGCAGCACCATGCGCTCGGCCAGCGTGGCCGCTGCGTCGGGCTTGCCGCTCTTTTCGTCGATCACGCGCGCGCCAACGCGCTTCTTGAAGTAATTGTCGCGCGTGCGGAGATACTGCTTCGCCTGGGCGACGCGCTCATCGTGCATGCGCGCGTGGGACTCGGTGCGGCCATGGTCGAGCATCGGCGCGATGCCAACGAGTCCGGCGTCGGCGTCGCGCTGTTCGAGCGGGCCTCGCTCGCCTCGGAACGTTTTTGAAACGGCGTCGACCGCTACGGCAGTGCGAACGCCGAGCAGCCGCAGCAGATTCACGCGGTCACCTGGAACACGCACGGCGCGTTTCCGCTCGTGTACGCCGAGCAAAAAACTCGGAACTCCATATCGCCGTAGATGATGCCGGGATTGATGAGACCCGACGCGGACAGACCTGCGCCGCCGATCGGCTGCCACATGGCGGCCGAGCCACCGGCAGGGCGCGCCTGGAGCTGGATCGTGCCGACCAGCGAGCCGGTCACGCCGTCGACGAACAGCGTCGGCGCGCCATTTTGCGCTGACGCGCTGACGCCGGCAGCGCCGGCAGCGACAACGGCTACGTTTTGCGAAGCGGTGCGCATCTCACTCTCCTCAGTCGTAACCGGCAGGATCGTTCTGCGGCTCGGTGAACTTCCGGCCGTTTGGGAATTCGTAGGTGACGATGGGTTCTTTCCAGCGCGGGTCGATCGCGGCAACGAGCGTCTTCTGATCGACCGACTTGGACTGCACCTGCGGAGGCGGTGTCATTGCGCCGAACTGGCTCATTATCCCTCTCCCAATGAAAGACGCCTCACGTACCGGAGGTAACGTGAGGCGCCTGATCGGCCAGCACTCCGGGCAATGCGGGCCTGGCGCAGCATACGGCTACACAACGTCAGGTTCAAGCGATCCCTCCTCCTCGAACATCTTGACCGGCACCGCGTGCGCGAAGGTCATCGCCAGCGCGTCGCCGTCATCCGGCGAATTCGAGCCGCGTTTACGGATCGAATCCTTCGATTCGAGCAGCAGCCGCTCGGTCTTTTTCTCGTGGCCGTAGCCTGGCGTGATGAGTGATTCGCGCAGGATGTCGTCGGCCGGTAGGATAGCCTCGCGCATGACCCACTCTTTCATGCGAGCCCACATCTCGGCGCGCTTGTTCGCGTATTCCTTCGGCTTGTCGGCCGAGACGCCGAACTGCACACCGATCACGCTGTGATTCATTTGCCGCAAACGGTCGATCACGCCCGCGCCGTAGCCGCCCGTTTCATCTATGAATACGACGTCGGGGCGGTAATAGTTGATTTTCTCCGCGCAGATCGACGCGATCTGCATCGTGTCCGCGATGTTGTAGCGGAACACGTCGGGCGAGACATAGCGGCCCTTGCGCATGCGGATCACGGTCTGATCCTTACCTTGGCGCGCAACGTCGATGCCCATCAGCAGCGGGATTGAAACGCCGATGGTGCGAGTGTCGAACTCTTTGAAGCGCGCAATCGCCGCGGCGACGGTGCCCGGCGGGATGAAGCACACCGAACCGTTGATCGGGAACAGCCCGCGGACGCGCACGCGCACGAAGTCGCTGTCGTAGCCGTAATCTTCGATCCACTCGTCGTAGAGCTTCTTGTTTTTCGTGACGAGCGAGTCGCGGCCGTCGACCTGGATATGCGTCCAGCGATGCGCGAAGCGCCCGAAGCATTCGTAGAAACGACCCTCGGCGTCGGTCGGGTTGCCGAACGCGAGCCAGATACCTTTTGTGGTGAAAGCGCCCTCGGCGACTTCCCAAATCGACGTGGCGATGGCCGACGCTTCGTCGAACACCATCATCACCATGTCTTCGTGCGTGCCGGCGAACGCTTTGGAGTTGTTCTCGCTCCATGCGATCGCGGACGCGTACCACGTGTTCGGTTTCCATTTGCAGATGTAGCGGGTCTGCGTCCACTCGAATTGCCAGTGGTTCATCGCGAGCGTGCGCCACTTCTCAAGCTCGCGCCACGTCGTCGTCGCGAGCTGATCGCGAGTGCCGGCCGTGACCTTGCACATCGACTTGCCGTAGCAGCTCTCGAACCAGTGGATCAGCCAGGCGTGCAGCGCTGACTTGCCGATGCCGTGCGCCGCCGCGACCGCGATGCGCACAAGTGAAACGCCAGCGCGCAGTTGCTTGCCGATTTCGTCGAGCACGATGCCTTGCCAGACGTCGAGCTGTTCAAATTCGAGCGCGGTGCCCTTCTGGCCCCATGGATATATTGCGAGAACCCAGCCGAGCGGGTCTTCACGGAACTGATTGATGAACGCGGCCCACGCAGCCTGCTCGGCTTGCGTTTCAGGTGAGCGAAAGAATCCGCTGCCGTCAGCCACGACGCTCGATCTCCTGGATGCGCGCCTCTAACACCTCGATGTCGGTCGCGGCGTCGCGCACGCCGTGCCAATCCTCGGCCTCAAGCTCCGCCCGAATCAGCGTCTTCTTGACGTTCAGTAAATGTTTCAGTCGCGGGAGTCTTCTCCGCTCGAATCTGTCCAGAGCCTCGCCCACTTCCATCAAGCCACTCATAGCTAAGCCCTCGTCGGGCCATTCCGTCGATGGCGAATCGCGGGTTTCGGCCGTGCATCCAAAAGATCGCGTCGGGCGCTTCAGAACAAAGCCACGCACCGCCCTCCGTCTTGCGCCAAGTCGCAATGGCGTCAAGTTTTGTTCCCGTCACTCTTAACCGTTTCATCTTTTGGAGCCTCCGGCGCCGGCAGGAGATTCTTCGGGCGATTGAGCTGGCCGATCGTGCGCGACTCGGCGTAGATGGTGCGCATTTCGTCGGCGCGCAGCGGCGCCGCTTTGCGTGCGGCCTCGATCATGCGCAGCATGTCGTCGCCGTTGATGTTGACCTGCGTGCCGGGCGTGACCCAGCCCTTGATTTTCGCGAGGAGTTCGAGCGCCGGCTGTTTCGGCTCCAGCTCGATCTCGCGCGTCTTGACCTGGCCGAACTGATCGTAGGTCACTTTGTACTTGCGCACGAGCCGGCGCTTCGCGAGCGGCAGCGCCTCGCGCATATCCTTCAGCGACATCAGATCGGCGACGTCCTTGCCGTCCTGAGAGGGCACGACCTTCACGTAGTCGGTGATGTCGCCGTCTATGGTCTCCAGGAGCCGCCGCAGGGCGAACGTCTGATCGACGCCGAGTGCGACGAGGTGCGGCTTCAGGAAGTCGGCCACGGCCTTCTGAGCGGCCTTCGTGCGGATCAGGCGGTCGCCGTTCGTCTTGTCGGTCGGCAGCGGGTTCTCGGCCGGACGATAGACGTCGCGGAACGCCTGAGCGGTGTCCATCGTCTCGGCGAACACGCGCGCGAAAGCGATCACCCGGAGCCGGCGCTGTGTGAGCCGCGGCGCGAGATCGAGCACCTTGGCGGTGGCTTCTTCGCTCATGACGTTGTCGGTGGAGACGACCCTTGCTTGCCCGCAAGATACTTCATCCAGACCGATGCACCCAAACATAGGGCCATGTAGCCGTTGAAATACCACTCGGTCATCGTGTTCGCCAGCTCGGCGTGAACAAAGCCCCAGGTGGCCGTGACGCCGCACGTGCATGCGAGTACCTTCGACCACGACAGCTTGCCGTCATCGCCGACGATCATATCGAACGGGTCGATGCCGCGGCGCTGCGCGATCCACAGCATGCGCAGCAGGAGCGCGAGCCCGATCACGAACAGCAGCTCGGAATCGTTTAGACGGCCGCCCGTAATCCACTGGATGAAGTCAGGCACCGGGGCGGGTGCGATGACGACAGTGGTCGGGATGTCACTCAAGCGGCAAGCAGCTCGGCGTAGATGCGTTCGATGCGCGTGATGTAGTCGCGCGTTTGCTTCGCGTTCGCCTCGCCCGTCACGTGATGGAGCTGCGCGACGATGTCCTCGTAACCGAGGGCGCCGTGCGCGAGCTTCTGCGCTTCGAGCAGGTTGCCGAACCCGGCGTTGTAGCTCGCCAGCGTCAGGTGCCAGCGGTCGAGGAGCGTGCGCTGCGGATTCGTCCACTCCAGCCACAGCTTGTGGTCGTACCACGCGTTCGCCGGGATCGCGTACTGCGTTTGAAACGGCGACGCGTCGTGAACCAGGCGCATGCCAGGGATCACGTCGTTCTCCCAGGTGAGCGGCATGAACTGCGCGATGCCCTGGGCGCCGGCCTCGCTCTCTGCGTCCGGGTCCAAGCCCGACTCCTGGATGAGCTGCGCTTTGTTGCGCCGCCAGTCGTTGAAGTTCGGCGGCATGTGCCGGTCCGCCGACATCTTGATGAGTTCGTCGTAGCGATCGGTGTACTTCACGATTTGCCTCCCCTGATAGCGCGGTCGATTCGCTGCTCGATCGTGTCGAAGCGCGCGCCCATGCTCTTTTCCAGATCGGTGACGTCGGCTTTCGTCGGGAACTCGCGCAAGCTGTGCGCGTGATCGAGCTGCGTTTTCGTGATGTCACGATTGAGCTGCGCGGTCTGGCGTTCCAATCTTGCGGCGGCGTTCTTGTGTTCGGCGGTCGATAGATTCAGATCGCCTACGAGCTTGTCGTGTGAGGCTTTCACAGCGATCTCCGTCTCGCGCCTCGTGTCTCTGAAACGCTTTTCGATCCAAGCGACGCTGGTTGCCAGTGCGCCACCGCCGGCAAGGAGTTCGCCAAGGCCAAGGTCCACGTCACGTGTTTCCGGTCTTGCGCCGGAACTTGGCGACGACCCATTTCGCCGCTGCCTTGACATCCTGAGCAGTCTGCGCAAGCGATACACGGCCAACTCGCCACTCGACAACGTAGCCAAGTGATAGTGCCGTCGTGGTCGCGACAAAGCCATATTTCACCAGTGCCAACAGCATTGCATCACCCCTGTTGATGCGTGCGGGGCGCCCGGAGCCCCGCAACGTTTCAGCCGTTGAAACGGACGTCGATCGCGACTGCGTTCTGTACGAACGTCACGGTGACCGTGGCGGTGCCGGTCTGGAGAGCGTTGCCGCCCACCGAACCGTCAGCCGTCAGAATCGCCGAGCCTGCGCCGACGCCCGTCACGTCGAGATCGTTGAACGTCGAACCCGGCGCGACGGTGAAGACCGACTCATCCGAGCTGGCGAGCACCGGCTGCGCATCGAACGCCGCACCGGGAATGTCCTGGCCGTTCTGATCGAGAACTACGAGTACGCCGGGCTTGGTCTCGCCGGGCTGAATGTTGGTATCCACGAAGCGCCTCCACAATCGCCGCCACGAGAAGCGACGCGCACCATGCGGCGAGAAGCTGATGCGAATCGCGGTCGGCCGTCGCGTGAGATGGCCTGTGATCCAGACGGTCCACGCGATCAGCAACAAAATTGCCACGACGAAAAGGATTGCAACGATGTCGTCGAGGCCCATGGCCGCGAAGGGTACGCGCGCGCGACCTTGTCCACAAGGGGTTGTGGATCAGGGGGTTTACCGGCCGGCAGGATTGTGGTGCCGCTACGCTCGCGGGCGCCACTGTACGAGCTTGCCATCGACGATGCAGTTCGCAGTGACGAAGGCTTTGATCGTGCGGATGCCGCGCATGTGCTCGGGCGGAACACCGAGCACCTGGGCCGCGTACTGGCTGACGATCTGATTGATGCGCGGCAGCGACACGTCCTCGTCACCCGCCACGCGAACCGGCGTGTAGCCGAGTACCAAAATCCGAAACGCTACATCGGCGTTTCGGAGCGGCTTCGCGTGGCGGGTGTTGGTCATTAGTACGTGCAGTTGATCGAGTAGTGCAGCCAGCCTGGCGACTTGTAGAGGCTGTCGTTGAAACAGTTCAGCATCTCGATCGTCGCGCCAGTGGTGAGCGTGAAGTCGACCGACGTGTGCCCGCCGCGGCCGCCATCGTGCGGAAAGAACGGCCCGGTGAGCGTGCATCCGGTCCCGCTGATGGTGCCGTACTTCTGGAAGTCGGTGTGTACGAAGTAGTCCGTACACGTGATCGTTTCAACCTGTGTGTTACCTTCCAGCACGAACTCCGCGTCCGGCAATGGCGCAGCGCGCGCCGGCAGCGTTGCGGCAATCATCACCGCGATCAGCAAAGCTCTCATCGCTTTCCCCTTCTGTTGAAATTTCGGGCGGTCTTGTCCAGGCGCTCGCGAATCCCCTCGATCTCGTCCTCGCGCTCCTGCCATGCGTCGGCGTCAATGTAGCGCCTGATCGACTTCTCCGCCAGTTTCGTCAGGAACGCAGGGTGTAGAGCGTCAAGCTCCCAGGATTTCGTGCCGAACTTTTTCTTGTAGCCGCGGAAGCGGACATCGGTCGTCTTCGCGGGATTCGGCGGCGGCTTCTGCGAATGCACCTGATCGAGATTCAGCGCGAGTCGATCGAGTTCCCAATCGTACTCGTTGACGCCCAGCTCTGTGAGCCGGTCTTCGATGTCGCGCGTCATGTCGATGCCGCTCGGATCGTGGTCGCCGAAGTGCAGCACGACCATGTGCTGATCGCGCATTTTCATCTCGGACTCTGCGAAGTCTCGCATCACGGACGCAGACGGATAGCCGCGCGCCGCGAGCAGCGGCACGTCGAACTCACGCGCCACCGGCTCGAACACGGACATCAGCGCCTCTTTCTCGACGATGATGAACACGCGGTTTTCCTGGTTCTCCCACATGTCCATGTGGAACTGCGGCACGATCGCGCTGAGGATGTCCTGCCCGCTCGTCCAGCGCGGCCGCGTGTCGAACTCGCGTGTGCGGTCGACGATCATGTCCCAATCTATCAGCCCGGCCATGCGCCCATCCGTACACGCCTGGATCAGCCGCTTGTACGCGCGCTGCTCGTTCGGGATGAGGTCGCGCGCGACGAGCTGGTAGTAGAGCTGGCGGATCGTGAGCTTGTAGCCCTGCTTGTGGTACTCGTCGATGATCGGATTTATGACGGTCTCGATCATCAAGAGCGCCGCTTTTGTGAAACGGTGGCCCCTGTAGGCTTGTTTCATTCGCCGTTCCCCTTCGCCGCGACCGCGCGCACTTCATCCGTGATGTCGCGCTGCACGCCATCCTTGCCGACCGTGTGGTAGCGGTGGCCGCCCGGCGGTGGCATGCGCAGCTCGACGCTCGGCGTCGCGCTCGGATCAGCGGGCATGCCATCGGGCACCAGGCCGTCGCCGATCGCCGCCTCGACTTCTTGGAACTCCGGGTCGACTTCTTGGAACTCCGGCACTTCGAGCGTTTCATCGCCTGAGTGCTCCAGGCGATCGAGACGATCCCACTCGGCGGCGAGCAGCGCGCCCGCTTTTTCGAGGTTGTGCTTGGGCGTGCTCGGCTTCCACCAGTCAGGGCTCCACGGCCAGCCGCTCGGCATGAGGATCGGTGCGCCCTTCCATACCGCCAGGCGCGCGTAGCAGATCGCGGCCGCGGCAAGCTCGCCCGTCGCGTGCATGTTGTCGTGCTCGGCCGTCCAGCCCTCCTCCGTGACCTGGCGCATGCGCTCGGTGTTGATCGCCTCCGTGCCCGCGCTCCACGGCTCGACGTGACCGAGCGATTTGTACGTCGCGTGCTCGGCCGCGCGCTCTGCCTCGCCGAGCTTGCGATCGAGATACTTTGCGAGCTGGCAGCCGCCGAGCGCGTTGATGAAGACGGCGCACTCGGCGTCGGTCGTGAGACAGCTCATCGACTTCGACAGGTCGATGATGTCGCGCAGTCCTTCGACCTTGCCATCGCTCACGGTCGTCCCGCTCACGGTCGTCTTGATCGAATCTCGGTCAAGACCGGCAACCATCATCGCCGCCTCGCGCAGCGTGTGCGCCTCGATTGTGATTGTGATGCCCATCATTTACTCCCGGTTATGAAAACGACATGCCGCACATTACGAAGCGCCCGTCTTCCGTTTCAGCTTTCGGACGGAGCCAAACCTGCTCGCGGTCCGAATCCTTCGCGTAGACGTAGTACGGCTTCAGGTCTGACTCCATGGTCGCGTGATAGAGCACGCGATACATGCCGCCCGTTTTCCGATGCTTCAGCAGGGCGCCGCTGGCGAACTTGTAGTCGCGGTCGATCTCAAGCTCGCACATCGTCAGTCCCCCGTGAGCGCACCCGTGCGACTGTTGCGCGTCGCGCCCGTTTCGTGATCGGGAATGCCGTGACGAACGCCGCGCGCATCCTCCTGGGTCGACTGATCCAGCGCCATCACCGGCCGCTTCGCATCGGCACCGAGCTTGGCTTTCGGCATCAGCTCGAACCCGAGGCGGTTCGCCTCGATGTACAGCTTCTCGACGTCGCGCTTGTAGGTAATCATCGCGTAGTCGTTGCTGTAGAGATCGCGCGCGATCTGAAGCTCGCCCTCGCTGATCCCGGACAGCTCGCACCACTGGCGCTCGACATGAAACGGCACGACGACGCCCGCCAGCATGTTGAAGCTGTTGCCCTTGTACGTGCCGGCGACGCGACCCGACGTGCTGCGCCAGAACGTGAAGTTCCGATCGGTGCTCGGCTCCTTGCTCCAGCTCTCGCCGAAAACCGGATCGACCTCGTTCAGCACGTTCGGCGCGTTCAGTTCGTACTTCGAGCGATCGACGTAGCTGCCCTTGATCGTGCTCGTGCTCGGCCCGGCGTCTGCCGGCTTGTCCTCGTAGCGGACCTTGATGCCGCCGGATGCGAGCATCGAATTCAGCTCGACCCACTTCCGCGGCCGCACGGCAATGTCGCCCGTTTCAGGATTCAGCAGCACGTAGCCGTCAGACGCGTTGCCCATCCGACCGACGACGCGCGCCCGATTCAACACCTGGTACACAGTCCGGTGCTGCCGAGCGCGCGTCGCGATGTACTGCCCTTTCGTGAAAACCCACTCTTTCTTCATGGCCTACTCCCGGTTGCAGCGTTTCAGTTTACGCGTGCGGCTTTGGGTGATGGTGCGCCCGATGCTTCAGCCACAAGCGGTAGATGCCCACGAGCGAGCGCCCACAGGCGAGCGCGTCGACGAGTTCGGTCGTCAGCTCGCGCAGGTGCTTCTCCAGCACGATGATGATCCGCACCGGCCGCGCGGTGCCCTCGGCGTTCAGCGACCACGAGTCGCGTTCGCCGTGCGTCTCGATCGCGGCAACGCCCACCGTCGCGTGATCGCATGGCCGCCAGACCGTTTCGCAAACGTGACACAGGTGCGACTTGTGCGGCGGGTTGTGCCAGCCCTTGTGCGGTTCCGGCTTGTCGACGTGCTGATTGCCGCAGTTCGGGCAGAACAGCAGCATCGGGATCGCGCCGATCCTGACAGGGACGTGATCGACATCACTCATTGAAATATCCTCGTTTGATGCACTCGGTTAACAGCGATTCGGTGCCGTCGAACATGACGTTGCCGCTGTCCGGCAGCACCGCGATTGCGCGGCCTTCGGGAAGGTGCTCGACGCGTAACGTCTGCGACACCTTGATCGGCTTGTCACGCCGATTGAAACGCACGTCGTACCAGCGGCCGACGAAGCTGATCCAGTTGCTCATCGTTGCGCCCGGCCACTGCTCGCTCATGGGTTTCCGTCCACCCGCGTTCCGCAGTTTGGCACGACCTGGATGGCGCGGTCGTCCCAAAGCTCCACCATGCCGAAATCCTTGCTCGCGGTGCATGGCAGCCGCACCCCGAAGTGAATCTCGGTCCAGTCCTGGATGATGCGGGTCTGCTCGTCGGCGAACGCATCGTCGTCGACGCCGCCCACCTGGTTGCGCAAGCCCGTGCGAGCGACGCGCGCGGTGAAGATGCGGACGTCGCGCCCGGTCGCCAGCCAGGCCCGCACGCGCGCGGCCATGCGCGGCACGGGGTTGCCGACGCCGCCGCCAGTCCAGCCGTTGTACTCGGCCAGCGTGCCGTCGAGATCGACGGCGATCCATCCGCCATTCATGGGATGTCCTTTGATTGAGAGATGTTGTTCGCGAACAGCAGCAGGAAAATGCCGAGGTTCACCCACCAGCTCGTCCAGTACGCGACGATCAGTGCGCCCGGCAGCGCGACGATAAGTGAAACGGTGGCGTTCGTGAGCGCGCGCTGCGTTCGTTCGCGTTGCTTCTCGCGCTCGCGCTGGCGCCATGCTTCGGTGGCCTCCTGGAGTTGCGGCAGATCGCGAAGGCTCATGTCGGCGGCTCCAGTGGCAGTTGCAGCATGCTTTCCGCGAGCTGCGGCGTGCAGTAGCCGTCGACGACGCGGCCATCCTGGTGGATCACGCGCATGTGAATCCACTCGGACGGAACGTTGCGCGACTCGGGTCCGACCGTGCGTATGTCGTCGCTGGCGCGGCGGTTGTACGCGTCGACCGCAGCAGCGCCCACGAGCCGCGGGCCGAACGAGATCACGGCCATGCACGTGTCGCACACGAAGAACTCGATCTCGCCGCCGCCGTCCGGGTCTTTCGCGTAGTGCCGGTTGTTGTCGCTCTTGCAGAACGGGCAAGACCGCAGTTCGCCGCCGCTCATGTTGGCCTCCGGCGAGCCATGTCCGCCACAAAGGCCGGATCGAACGACGTTTCAATTCGCGTCGGCATGTGCTTCGCGAGCAGGCCGAGCGCGATGTGCTGCATGTCGCGCAGGTGGCGCTCCACCGCGGCGAGCTGGCCCGCGCTGCCAGTGCCCTCACTCGGGCGCAAGCCGGCGTGCCACAGGTCGTCGATCAACACCTGTGCGGCCTCCATCGACAGGTTAAACGCGGGCTCGACGTAGTCCGCACTCTCTGTCGTCTTCATCGTGAAGCTCGTGGCGACGGCGGTGTACGTGTCGCCGTTCGCCTCGAACAGCCCGAATTGAATGCGCGGGCTCCAGTCCTTCTTCGCGGCGCGGAGTCGCAGGTTCATGGCAGCCTCCGCAGACGTTCCTTTTCGGAGCGGGCGACGAGCTTGTAGCCGCGGCGTTTCACGAGTTTGACGGCCTTGGCGAACGCGCTCAGGTCTTCGAGCTGGCGTTCGTACTCGCGCACGAGCTTGCGCGCCGCTTCGAGTTCAGAATATGAAACGGTGGTGATGCGGCACCACAGGCGGCGGATCGAGGCGTTCGCCTGGATGTTGCACAGCAGGTCGAGGTCGCCCGAGCGCACGGCGTAGACCTGGTGCGCGACGCCGGGTTCACCGCCGCTGACGACGAACGCGACGTTCGCCCTACGCGTCCCGCGGGCGTGGTTGCGCAGCCGGTACACCGCGGCGCCGAAGAACTCGCCATCCGGCAGCGCCGGCACGCGGTACTTCGCGCGGAGCTGCTTGACCTGCACGGCGTGGATTATTTTCATCAGCGCACCCCCGCGAGCTTGAAATTCCCATCGGCCCCGATGATCCGCGTGTCGTCGTCGAGCCAGAACGGCAGACCGCCGATCATCACCCGCGTCCCCGCCGCCAGCGTCTCGCCCGTCATGCCCTGCGCCAGCAGTTGCTCCCGCGTGATCCGCCGCCCCGGCTCGATGCTCACCGGATTCGCGCACGCGCCCGCGTCGTCGCCGGAAGCGACAGCCTCACGCGCAGCGGGACGTCGCGTATTTTTGGTTTCGTGCCAATCCAGCTCCCGCTCAAATGCCGGAATCGTGTCCGACCGGAAGCTGAAACGGAGATTGTTGAAATCCGGGTCCACCATCCCCGCTCCCATGTGCGCCAGGAACGAGATCAGGCGATTCTCGAACTTAAGGGAAAGAGACTTTTGCAACCCTTCCTCGAAATCTGAGACGGAGGGTGGCGAAGGGCTGGGCTCAGAAGGGGGATCGACGCCCGCCGCGGCCAGCGAATCGCGGCGGGCCTGGTCGATTTTTTCACAGCGGCGGCGCGCCTCGGCTGCTGCCCAGGCCCGGCCGGCGGCCAGCGTTTCAGAAAAGATTCTGTTCGCAAATTCTTTTGCGTCGTTGTTCGCGTCGTCGGGTGCTGCCTGGTCAAGCTCCATGATCTGCTCCGGTTCGTGTGTCGGTCATGACGGGCGCAGCATAGGCCCGGCCGGGTGACTTAACAAGAGGCCGCTGCGCGTCGTGTAGTGCCGGCACTTGCGCCCGTGTGCCACTGTGTGCCATGGTCCGTCCCGCGCATCCCGCGCACTGGAGACAAACCACCATGAACGCACGCACGATCCTCGCCGCTGCTCTGCTCCTCGCCACCGCTCCCGCGCTCGCCGATACCCTGACGATCTCGACGCCCGCCGCGCTCCTCGTGTACGAAGGCACGCTGGATGCACTGAGCACGAACGTCCGCCGCGTCGACTTCAGCGCCGAGGATGCGAGCGCCGCGCGCGCGCCGCAGCGCCGCGCGCCGAAAGCCGGCCCGCTGCTCGACGGTGTAACCGTGTCGGTCCGCAGCGGTGGCGGCACAGGCTTCGCGGGCAGCGATTGCACCCTCGACGCGGTCGACGCATTGGCGGGCTCGGCGCACGTCTACGTGACGTGTGCGCAAAGCGACTGACGCCAGCAGCATGAACGGCACAGGCCCGGCGCAAACCGGGCCTTTTTTTTATCTGCCGTTCAGGTGATCGAATTCGGCGCGGAATCGGACATGATCGTTTTAGGCGCGGAAACGATCACTTAAGGGCTACGGAGCCGGAGCGCGCCAGATCGGGGAGCGCGAATCTGCGCCTCTGTACCACCTCGTACCACCTTTACCACCTTTTCCCTGGAGCTGGTTTTTTCTCCTGGTGCGTGCTGCACTGCACCATGACCCCTCCTCCTCTCCTCTTATCCTCTCTCTCTCTTAAAAGGTGGTAACAGGTGGTAACAGTATAAGAAACAGGTGGTTAGGTGGTGTTCGCCAGGTGGTGCGACGTGGTGCGAGTGGTAACGGCCGCTCCGGGCCTGGGTTAAGCGTGCGTTCAGTTTGGACCGGCTCCGCGGCTTAACCGTTGTTCAGCGTGCGTTCAGGATAACCGGGTTATGTTCGCGCCCGTGTGCGGCACACTGTGGCACACGCGAACCCATCCCAGGAGCGACCATGTACACGAAAGAAACACTCGCAAAACTTGCGCCGGCAGTACAGCGCCGCATCCGCATCGAGCGCCGGCTGGTGCTCGCCACTGTTGACGCGCTGCTCGCGGCCGGCTACGTGCTCGGCGTTGACGACGGCGGGGCCGAGATGGCCGCCGCGCGCGGCTCAGATCGCGCCGCGATCGTTGACGCGCTGATGAACACGGACGACGACACGCTGTGCGCCTGGCGCGTGCCAGCGGCCGAGGATCGCGACGACGACCCGCGGCCGGATTGTGCCGTGCGTTTCATCTACGGCAATTCCGGCTTTGACGTCGTCAGCGATTACTCGTGCTCGCTGGAAAGCGTGCTCGCGCCCGTGTTCGCTATGGCGACGCGCCTGGAGATGGGTCTACCGGGCAAGCCGCGCGCCCGTGCTGACGCTGCGCCCGCTGCCGCAAAGGTGGGCGCATGAACGCGCCGGCAGTGGCCGCGGGCCTGACGTTTGACGGGTTCGGGATCAATGGCGCCGACGAGTACCGCTCGCGCCTGGCGACCTTCACAGAGTCGGCGATCCGCGACGGTCGCGCGGCTCGTTTCGGCGATCTCCTCGCGAGCGCGCCGGAGCTGGCCGCGGACCTGGCCGCCGTGCGTGACGAGCTGCACCAGACGCGCGCGCTGCTCGGCGCCGCGGAGCGTGCCAGCGAGACACGCGGCCGGGCCTACGAGGAGCTTAGCGCCGCGCTGACGACCGCACGCGAGCAGCGCGCGGAAGCTCGGCGCGCGCTCGCGAACATCATGCGCGCGAGCCTGAGCGGCAATAACGGCGCCGTCATGGGAGAGGCTACGTTGTCGCAGCACTTCGTGAGCCTGGGACGCGCCGCGCTCGGCGACGAAGCGGCCGCGCTGCTCGGCTCGTTTCACGTGCAGCCGGCGCCGACGCGCATCCGTTATCAATGCGTCGCGGATTGCGGCTGGTGCGGTTTCCTGGAGCCCGACGACGATTCGTGCCCGGTCTGCGGCGGCGCGCTGTCCGCGCACGTCGTGCAGCGTCCGATTCTGTAGAGTGTCCCGCCGCTGCGCGTTCTACACGAGCGCGCAGCATCGGCCGCACTTCCGCGACCGTTTCAAAGGTGAAACCATCATGAACCGTAAAGAATGGCGTTTAAGTGACCACGCGGCGCGAGGCGGGCAATTCACCTGCGCGCCCGATCCGCGCGAGCCGAACCCGCGCCGCGTATGGGATGCGCGCCCGCTCGTGCTCTTTCTCGTGCTCCTGGCGCTGTCGCTTTTCGCGGCCGCTCCGCTCCTGGCGGCGCTGTCATGACCGCGCCCGCCTATCGCACACACAGAAACGGAGCGCGCGAGGTGTACAACGTCGACCGCTACCGGCGCCGGACTGGTGCGCACTTGGCGGACATCGCCACGTGCGGCACGTGCGGCCGCTCCTGGGATGACTCGCACGCATCGGGCGTCACGCCGACGCCGAGCGGCCGCTGTCCTTTCGAGTACTCGCACAGACAAGGCGGCGCGCGCGAGAACTACAGCGCGAAGGTCCGCCGGCATGCGTTGCGGATCATGGCGGCGCCGCCGTTTCATTTTGAGGCGGCCTATAACCTGCTGCCGCGTGATCTGCGCGCCGACGTCGAGAAAGAATGCGACGCGATAGCACAGGCGGGCGCGTTCGCTTCCGCGTATCTGACGAGCCGCTATTCCGGGCTCGGCGACCATGGGCACGAACTAGCAATGAAACGCGCGCACGCGATGCGCAAGCGTGCGCGGCGCATCCTGGGATACACGCAGCCATGACACAGCGCGCGGATTTCTCAAACGGCGGTTACGTCGTCCACAAAATCGCGCCGCCTGGCGTTCGCTGCCGTGCGTCCGCATGGTTTGACGCGTCCGGCTCGCTGCTCGATGCGGAGCTAATCGACCGCCGCGACCGCTCGCGCCAGGTAAAGCGAGGCGGTCCGGTCTGGCGTTTCATTTCTCGAATCTATGGAGCGAAAACACCATGAAAGCACAGAGCACAATCAAAGCCCGCGCCGCCATGCGTGCGAGCATACTGCGCCAGGTAGCGGCCGCGATCAGCACAGCGCCGGAGGAATGCGACGCGGCGACGTCGGCGGCGCCTGGTCACATGGTTTTCAGTGTGGCGAGCACACGCTATCGCGTCGTCAATACGCGCGAATCTCTCCAGGCGTTTGAATCAAAGGTGAAACGCTGCGGCGGATTCGGGAAACAGCGCACAGCGGCCGAGGAGTGCGCTAGCGCGTGGAAGTCGCACGGGCTCCGCGGCACGAGCTGCACGCCCGCGGTTAACGGGTTCGTCAGCGCCGCCGGATATTGGGACCACGACAGCGCCGACGATGCGAACGCGGCCGAGCTGGCGCGCGTCGTGCTCGGCGACAATGCGGCCGAGTGCGACATATGGCGCGGCGACGATGAAAAAACCGGGCATCTTGTCGGCGAGTGGTCCGATTGTGACGGGCTCGCGTGCGTGGTCGGAAAGTTTGATGGTCAATGGACCGTCACGGAGCCGCGCAGCGGGTTCAGCGTAGGCCGCGGCAAGACGCGCAACGCGGCTATTGAAACGGCACGCGCTGCCGTTAAAAAGCTCGGCGTTGACAAGGCCCGCGAGGCAGTAGAGCGCGCCATGGAACGCCGAGCAGTGGCACAGGCGGCCATCGCGGCATGATGACTGCGGCGGCGCGTTCTCACGAGCGCGCCGCATCGGTCCGCAATCCTGCGACCGTTTCAAACCATGGAGCACGCGTTATGCAATGCGACGCCACCTATTCACCCGAAGACAATAAGTTAAGACTCTACGCGGCGACGCGCCTGGACAGCGAGACTTATTTGCGAGTCAAGGCCGCCGGTTATTCATGGGCACCAAAACAAGAGCTTTTTGTCGCTCCCATGTGGACGCCCGAACGCGAAGACCTGGCGCTAGAACTTGCTGGCGAGATCGGCGACGAGGACACGACACTATGCGACCGCGCCGAGGATCGCGCCGAGCGTTTCGCCGACTACAGCGACAAACGCGCAGCCGATGCGGACCGCGCACAGCGTGGCGTCGCGGCCATCGCGGACAATATCCCGCTTGGACAGCCGATCTTAGTCGGACATCACAGCGAGCGGCACGCCAGGAAAGACGCGGAGCGGATCGAGAACGGCATGCGTAAAACCGTGCGCATGTGGGAAACGTCGATTTACTGGAAACAGCGCGCAGCCGGCGCACTCCGCGCCGCCAAGTATAAAGAGCTGCCCGCGGTCCGCGCTCGGCGCATTAAGAAAATCGAGGCGGACAAGCGCCGCCAGGAGCGGAGCCGCGCCAATAGTGAAACGAAACTAAAACTTTGGGCATCGTTAGACACGATCGAAAAGGCGCGGTTTGTGGCGTCGCGCGTTTACTTCACAGTCATCCGCGAGGGTTCGCAATCCTGGGATGCGTCCGACGTGCTAAAGCCCGATGGCGAGCGCTCCGACCGCTGCCCGGCTTGGACGCTGGAGCAGGTAAAAGAGCACGCGCACAAGGTCTTTACGCGCTGGATCGAGTATTGCGACCGCTGGATTGCGCACTATGAAAACCGGCTGACTTACGAGCGCGCGCTACTCGGCGAAACGGGTTACATAGCGCCGCCGAAGCGTGCGACAAAGGCGCTCCTCCCGATGCTGAACTATAAACAAGAGACTTACGAAGTGCGGAGCCAGTACCGCCGCGAGAATTCGCACTATCCGCGGCACGACATGACAAAGGCCGAATATACGAAGATAAACAAGGATTATAAAGGCTCCTGCGTTTCAGCCGATGGAACGCACCGCATTCGCTCCGCAATGATCCGCTCCGCTCTCTATGCGGTTTTCTTGACGGACTCGAAAGTACACCCGAAGCCCGGCGCCGGACCGATCGAAGGAAAAGACGCGGAGCTAGTCGCCGCGCGCGTGAACCGTGCGGCCGAAAAGATCGAACGCACGAACGCGAACGCGCGCGCAGTCGCCGAGCATAACCGCGCGATCACGACCGCGGCGCACGCGCTGCCGGACATGCCGCAATGCCAAGCGATCAGCCGCGAAAAGCTCGACGCGTTGCGCCAGGCGGCCGCCGCTGGCGTGCAAGTCGTCAGCGCTCCGCAGCTATTCCCGACGCCCGCGGACCTGGCGGCGCGCATGGTAGAGCTTGCGGAGATCGAAGCCGGGCAGACCGTGCTAGAACCATCGGCGGGCACGGGTCGACTACTCGACGCGATACACGCGGCCGAGCCTGGCGCGAAGGTCTACGCGGTCGAGATCAACGCGGCGCTATGCGGCAAGCTGGACGCGTCGCGCCAGGCGGTCATATGCGGCGATTTTCTCGCGGTCCGCTCTGACATGTTCGCGTGCGGCTCGTTTGACCGGATCGTTATGAACCCGCCGTTTCAAAACGCGTCCGACGTCGCGCACATAATCCACGCGCGCACGCTGCTCGCGCCAGGCGGCCGCCTGGTCGCACTCTGCGCGAACGGATCGCGCCAGGCCGCGAAGCTCCAGCCGCTTTGCGATAGCTGGGAGGAGTTACCGCCGGGCACGTTCCAGGCGGAGGGCACAGGCGTCCGCGTGGTACTGCTGACGATGGGCGGCGCGTAGTCTGCTGCGGCTGGCGCTTCGCAAGAGGCGCCAGCATCGGGAAGACCACCCGCGGAGCGTTTCAATCATGGCAACGGAACTCACTGCAACAGACGTTATCACGGCCCTTGCGCTGCGTTTTGGAATCCTTCCGACGCGCGCGCGAGATCGCGAGCACCACCACCAGTGCGGCGCGCGAGCACCGATGCTGCGCGCCGATGGCATGACGGTTTACTATCCCGGCCACGACCGCCGGAAAGGGTGCGGCGCGATCTGGCGCCACTCTCGCGAGCAAATTTTCGATTACGACATGGCGCACTGCTGCCCGAAGTGCGGCCGAGAAAGCACCTGGGCAATTCCTGAAACCGCAATGCGCGGAGCGAATCCGCGTTCATATGAACGGAGAATGTGCGATGGCAAGGGCCTATCAATCGAACGCGCCGCACCTGGTGATGTCAGCGCCGCCGGTCAAACTATCAAGTTCTGAAACGCAGCCGGCTTTCCGGCAGTACACAAGCGCAGTCGACCGCGGAGCGCAGTACGCTATCGCGGCCGTCGAGTTTGACGCACAACACGAGCTGCGCGCGCCGGACGGTTCCAAGCTGCCTACCGCAATCAACAATGCGGACCTGATCGCGTTCGCGACCTGGCTCCGCTACATTCGCAGCAAGCGCGAGGTGACGACGTGAGACACATGGGGCTGATGAGCGCGGCCGTGGCCGCACAGATCGCGCGGGAATCTGCGCAACCCGACCTGGTCTCGGAAGACGGCAGCGCGATCGACCTGAAGACACGCTATCGCGACGTCTTCGACATCATGGCCGACGAGGTGCGCCGGCCGCGCAAAGGCAACGACGAACGCAAGCTCACGAAGGCCGAGAAAAAGCGGCTGAAGAAGCTGCGCACACGCATGAACGTGGCGATCCAGACGGGTCGCCGCATCCACGAGCTGCACGCGAAGCTGCTCGCGAACGAAAGCAACGCCGGACCTACCGCGGGGACCATGGACGCTCCGCAAACACCGGCCACTCCCAGCGCGCAGGTGGAGTGATAACGAGGAAACAGCGCGCAACGGCAGCGGGTCCGCACTGCTTCGAGCTGGTAGCAGGTGGAACTATTTTGAAACGCCAGCACGGCAGCGGAGGAAAGGCCGCTGTGCAGCGATGGTTGTACCCCTCGGCGCGAACAAGAGCGCGCCGCGGGAAGTCGCTATAGGGCTCGTGATGCCGCCACACTGAACGGAGAATGAGATGACACCGCAACAGCGTTACAAAGCGACAGTCAAGGCCGGCGGAGGTAGGATCGTCGAGCTACGGTTATCACCCGATGCGCTCGCGAAGCTGGATCGCTTGCAATCGCATCACGGAAAGAACCGGCGGGCGTTGATCGAGGTGCTGATCGCGCAAGCCGCCAAGCTACTTCAGTAAGTCACTCGTCGAGCCGGGCCGGCGCCACACGCGCGCCAGCCCGGACTCGCGGCGCTGTACATCGCGAGACCATCCGTTCGCTGACATGATCTTTCCGACCCGCATCTGCGTCGCCTTGTCGAGCTTCGACGTTTCAATAAACAGCGCACCGCTTGTGATCTCGCGCAGCGTGAACGCATCCTCGTGATTCCGCATCGGCGCACAGCACCAGTTCATCACGATGCCGTTCCACTCGTCGTGGAACTTGCGCGTTTCTCTTTCGGTCTTGACCGCCATCACAAGCTCCGACTCCTCGGGCTTGATCCACCAGTGCTGGCCGCCCTCGTACTTCTCGCGCGCCTCGGCCCACAGTTGATCTCGATCGCGGCGCAGCGCTGCGATGTCGCAGTACCGCGTGAGGATCGGCCAGAAGCGACGGTGATCGCCATCGGGCGGCAGCCACTCCTTGCGACCGTCCTTGTCCGTGTTGACCGTGCCGGCGAATACGCTCGTGCGGAACAGCCGCTCGGCGTTGCGCCTGTACGCGAGGCGCATCATCTCCTCGGTCGTCGACAGAAAATCCTTCAGCGTTTCCCAATCGGTGCGGTTGATGCCCTCCAGCTCGCCGAACTCGATGATCCAGTTCGTAGCCGCGCACGTGGCCGCACGCCCGTCGCTCGCGCCGATGGTGCCGCGCAGTGGCGTGAACAGCTCGCCGCCCAGCACGCGCAGCAGCGACGTCTTGTAGATGCCCTCGATCCCTTCGAGCACGAGCATCGTGTCGACCTGCGTGCCAGGCTTCATGCCGCGCGCGACCGCGCTCACCATCCAGCGCTTGCCGATCTCGCGCGTGTAGAGGTTGTCGTCGGCGCCAGCGTAGGCACTGAGCCACGTGTCGAGGCGCTTCGTGCCGTCCCAATTCAGCGATCCGAGATAGTTCGCGATCGGGTTGTAGCTCCACTCCTGGGCGACGCAATCGACGGCATCGCCCATCATCTCCTTGCCCATGTGGAAGCCCATGCGATTGAACCACTGGCACATGCGCACCAGGTTCGAGTCGCGGAACTCGCCAGGCTTGTCGCCCCATGGCATCTCGCGCGCGATCTCGATCACGCCGCGCACGGAATTGAAACGGAACGCGCCCTTCAGTTCATCCATGTGGCGAAACGGAACCGCTGTGTTGTGCTCGCACTTCAGCACGCGATCCTTGTCCTCGCCGCCCAGGATCAGCTTCGTGCGCCATGGCTGGTTGCTCCAGTGCCACGGGTCGTGCTGCGGAGGCGGTCGGTCCTGGTCTTCGACGGGCTCGACCTTCGTTTCAGTCTTCGGCACGAGCACGCCGGTCTGCACGGCTGTCGGCTTATTGATCTTGCGAATGCGCTGCTGCCCATCGGGCATGACCTTCTTGATGAACTCGCGCAGCCAGGCGGCGTCGCGGTTCTCGTCTTCGACGGCGTCGGCGACGTCCCATCCCTTCGGCAGCTCAGGATCGTCGACGTTGATGAGCCACAGATCGCCGGTAATCATCGGGCCGATCTCGGCCGCGACCCACTCCATTGCCCGCCGGCCGCTTTCGTCGGCGTCGGGCCACAGGATCACGATGCCACGCCCGGCAAGCGGCTCCCAATCCGCATGCTGCACGCCGTCGTCGCCACCGGGCCAGGTGAGCACGATCGACTCGGGCATGATCTTTTCGGCGGCGTCCTTGCACTTCTCGCCGCTCACGATCACGACGCGTTTCTGATCTGCGCCAGGCTCGCTCAGTTTCTCCAGGCCGTAGAGCGGATACGGACGTTGCCAGCGGCGACAGCGCCAGCGAACCACCTTGTCTTCAGCGCGCTCGCCCTGGGGATAGCTGCCGTATGTCCACGTGCGAATCTCTTTCTTGCCGTTCGAGTTGTCGATATAGCGGCCGACGAACCCGAGCAGATTGCCGTCGCGATCTCGATACGCCCAGGATCGTTGCGGCTTGCCGAGCGCGGGCTTGCCCTCGAAACCCTTGATCTCCATGTCGGGCATGCGGACGTCGGGCGGCACCGCGATGGCGACGTAGTCTGTCGCGCGCTTGCGGATCGGCGGCGCCTTCGCGATCGGCACGACGTTGTGCTCGCGCATGGAGCCAAGCTCCTCGCACGCCGTCTTGAAGTCGCAGCCCTTCTGGAATTGAATCCAGTCGATCGCCGTGCCGTGCGCGCCGCACCCGAAGCAATGGTAGAAGCCCTTCTCGTCGTTGATGTAGAACGACGGCGTGCGCTCCTCGTGAAACGGGCACAGCGACTTGAACTCACGGCCGTCGCGGACGATCTGCTGATCCTGGCCGATGACGTCGGACAGATTGATCGCCGCGAGTATTCGGTCGCGGTCGATGCGCGGTTTGCCGATGCCTGTACTCACGGAGTCAGCGTGTTCTCGGCCCAGCGGTGAAGGGTCGAGACTGACGGCTCGATGCCGAACTCCTCTTTCAACGCGGCGCGCACCTTCGCCCAGGTGCAGCGGGCCATGCGCAGCTCGACGACGCGGCCGACGATCAGCTCGACCTTGACTGCCTTCGCGACCTTCGGATTCTTGCCAAGCTCGCCAGGGTTCGCGCGGAAGTAGCTCTGCTCGGCCTCGTCAAACTTCGCGATGACGCGATGAACGAGCGGAGGGAACGTATCCGTTTCAGGTTTCGTGTTGGGCCGCAGCCCGTAGTCAGATTTCATTCGACATAACCCCTGCGGTTCGAGTACTTGGCGATGGTTTTTTGCTTCGCCTCGAACACGTGCTTCGCCCATCCGGGTTTGTAACCCTTCGCCGCGCCGTACTCCTCGTAATCCTTGAGGGTCTGAAGCTCGCGCAGCTCGCGCTTGCGCAAGTTCCTGGCCTTGTATTCGTCCTGACTTGCCGCGTCTTTCGCGCGTTTCTTTTCGCGTTCCTCGGGCGTGATCTCGTGCAGCGTGCCGTCCTTTTGGTCCGGCCTCCCGCGTCCGCCCGCGAAAGCAGGATCGTACATCACAGTGCCACACTCGGGACACACCTTGTGCTTCTCCCTGAACGCAGCGAAGCAAGCCGGGCAGGTGAAGATCGGCGGGCTCACCTTCTTGTGCTTGACATCGTCGAGAGACCATTCGACGACGTCATCGGGGAACCCGTGCCGTAGCGCGTTGCCCGCGTGATCCAGTATGCTCGCCGGCTGCTTGCCCTCGTACATGCGGAGGGCGCGGCCCCAAAATTGTTTGGCCTTCGTGAGTGACTTCGTCGGCGCGAGATCGCTGACGGCCTGGATGCCGGGGATGTCGACGCCCTCGCCGGCAATGTCCACCTGCGTCATCACCTCCAGCTCGCCGCTCGCGAAGTGATCGAACGTGTCGCGCCGGTAGTGCTTGTTCGACATGCCGTCGACGTGCGCAGCGCGATAGCCCGCGTCGCGGAATTTCTGCGCCACCTCGATCGAGAACGCGACGTCAACGCAGCGAATCAAGAGACGCTGGTGGTCGCAGTGCTTCTTGTATTCGCGGATCGCGTCGCCGACGATCGTCGACTTCTTCAGCGCCTCCGCGAGCGCGGCTTTGTCGTAGTCGCCGGCAGTGATCTTGACGTCGTCGAGCACGGGCGGCGGCGGCATGAACAGCCGGTAGTCGCTCAGGTATCCGCGCTCGATCAGCCAGCGCATCTCCGGGCCGACGACCATCGCGTCATAGTGTTTGCCCAGGCCCTTGCCGTCGAGCCGCTGCGGCGTCGCTGTGAGCCCCACGTTCCACGCTTGCGGGAACATGTCGAGCATCTTGTCCCACGTCGCAGCGCGCGCGTGGTGGCACTCGTCGGGGATGATGAGCTTCGGCGGCTGGAGATACTTGAGCCGCGACATGAGCGAGCCGATGAGGATGATCTGCACGTGGTGCCACGGGTGCATGGGCTCGTCGGCCATCACCAGGCCGTGCGGAATGCCGTACTTGCGGAACGCCTTGCCGGTTTGGTACGCCAGCTCGCGGCGATGCACGACGAACCATCCGCTCTGCTCGCGCTTGTGCGAGCCTTCGAGCATGTAGCTCGCGATGGCCGTCTTTCCGCCGCCGGTCGGCAGCACGTACACCTGGCGGCGCACGCCGCGTTTCATGTTGGCAACGATCTTGCTGAGATCGGTGCCCTGGTAGTCGCGAAGGATGATGCTGCTCACGCCCGCGGAGTCCTTTGTTGCGGGCCGGAAGCGACCCGGCTATAGTCGGGTCTCTCAAGCGACGGACTGGCCCATCCATCCATCGCAGCCCCGGTCGAGTTCGTCGCTCACCGGGGCTTTTTTATTACCGACGACTCTGCGCCGCCCGTGCTCGCTTCGTCAAGTCTTCACGCAGGATCGAACGAAGCGCTCGCACGCGATCCTCAAGCTCGGCGTTCTGCCGGCGGAGCCGCATGTTCTCTCGCGAGACCATGCGATACAGGCCACGCCAGACCCACGCCATCACGACTCGTATTCCGGCAACGAGCGCACGAACGCATCGAGATCATCGTTTGGCGCAGAGTAGTGCAGATAACCCGGCTCGTGCGCGACGAAGTAGCGATCATTCCAGCGCGCCACCATCACGGTCTTACTCGGCTCGCGCCCCAGGTCCATGCCGATGAAACGGAGGTTGTAGAACGAGCCTACCTGGCCGGTGAAGTTCGTCGGCTTCGGCAGATCGAGCAGCGCCGGCAGCGGAAGCGCCGCGACGACGGCCGCGCTAATGGCGCTGCGAAGGAATTGTCGGCGGTTCATCCGCGCTCTCCGTGGTGAGGGTGAAGCCTGGCGCGCCATCGAGATCGTAGCTGATCTCGCGGCACGGCGGGTGCGAGTGCTGATACATCCACACGTACATCTCGACGACCGGGGTCTCGGCCATCAGTGTCGGGTAATACTTCATGAGCGTCTTGCTCGCGCCGCACGTGTCGCACTTGATGATGATGCGATCGTTAGCCACTGACTGAAACGCCCTGCACTTCTTCGAGCTTGGCTTCCCAATACTCGTCTTCGGTTTGGCCGTCTTCATTGATCGGCTCGGCGTCCGGGTCGGTCTCGCGCGACGTCGCGGTCTCGTCTTCATCCTCGACCCACGCGCTGAAGTCGATGCCCTCCAGCTCATCGGCCGCGTTCGAGCACGCCTCGGCGCGCTCTTGCAGCAGGTTACCAGTGTCGCTCTCTTGCAGCGACTCCGGCATGTTGTTGCGCTTCTCCTCCTGCTCCTCGCCCAGCTCACGCAGACTGCCGGCGATCTCGCCAACAGTTTCTTCGAGCGTGGCGTCGGCCGTCAGCTCCTCGATCCGCTCCTCGATCTCGACCAGGCGGCCCAGGTATTCCGAGCGCGTGAGCTGCGATTGCTTCGGATAGGTCTTGCTGAAGCATCTCGTGCCCTTGCCGAACCGATTCCGAAACGTCCAGTAGTAGTACGTGTCGCCGACAGCGATGCCAGCGGAGGGCCGCGCCTTGCGGGCGCGTTCAACCTTGTGTACGCGTGGCATGGTTCGCTCCGAACTTCTTGAGCAGCGCCAGGTAGTCGGCGACGCTGTGACAAAACCCTGCGATGCCGCGAGCGTCGAGCACGCCTTGAATCTTGCGCTCCTGCTCGCGACGGTGGCGGCCGTCTTCGGCCTTCGTCTCGACCATCGTGTAAACCGGCACGAGCACTTCGCTCGATCCGTAGCCGTGGCCGCTCACGTAGCGCACCTGCGTCCAGCCGATCAGATCGCCGCTTCCCTTACCGCCGACGCCGAACGCTGTGTAGCGCACGGAGCCGTCGCGATTGAGATTCTTCGCCTTGCCGACATTGTTGCGCATCAGGCGGTGGCCGCATTCCGTTGCGACCACCATGATGTCCCGCTGGATGTCGGTCTCACTCATCAGTGTGCGTGCTTCGGCACCGGCTTGACCGGCCCGGTCGGATCGGGCGGTATGAAATTCGCCGCGCTCACGAGCGAGACGAAGGGCGCGACGAACGTGTGGATCGGGCCAGGCAGCGGGTCTGTGCGCTGCACGTTGATGTCGACGTCGTACATCTCCAGCTTGCACGTGGTGTTGCCGGCGCCGTTGCCGCCGACGTTCATCACGTAGCTCTCGGCCTTCACGCGGAACCAGTTCCATCCCATGCCATCGGCTGACGGAATGCCGACGATCCATTCTTTCTCGCAGCTTTTCGTTTCCACTGCACTCTCCCGGTAGGAGGTGGGCGTCGCGCATCGAAAGCGCCTTCGGTGTAAGGAAAGGGTCGCGACGCCCACCGTTGAAACGTTGCCGGCAGAACTTTCCCGCTGCCGGCGCCGGGGCTGTGTTGCCTATCACCTGATTCCCTTAAGGAGTGGTCAAGTCTTCATAGGCGTCCTCCGACGTTTGGTAGCTGGTGCTGGCTTCGCTCCTGGGAGCATGTCAGCGACGGTGACTTTACCACCCGTCTCCCGCTCCAGCACTGTCGCCAGCAGCCATGAAGCGCGGCGCGTACCTTGGGCGACCTGGTAGAGATGAAACGGCGTAACATCGCCGGCCTTCGCCAATCGCTCCAGCTCGGGAGCGTTTCGCTTTTTGACGTTGCCACTGCGGGAGTAGCCGTCGCAGACCGTGAGATGCGCAAAGAGTTTATTCATAGTGGGGCGGAGAGTAGTGGCACAAAAATATCCTGTCAACACCTATTGACACACGACGGCACAACGCCGAATATCGCACCCTCACACGGAGGAACCCGCAATGCCCGAACAATCGCAAGCCCTGGCCGTCAGCGAGCCGCACTACAACCCGCTCGCGTTGATGCCCCGCACTGCCGCCGATGCGAAAGCACTCGCGCAGGACATGTCGACGTCGATGCTGATCCCGGTGCATCTCCAGAAGAAACCGGGCGACTGCCTCATGATCGTGATGCAAGCGTACCGCTGGCAGATGGACCCGTTCGTTGTCGCGAACTGCACGAGCGTCGTGCATGGTCGACTCTGCTACGAAGGCAAGCTCGTCGCCGCCGCGCTCACCACGATGAACGCGCTCGAAGGTCGCCTCGAATACGAGATCGAGGGCAAAGACGATCAGGCGTCGATCAGCATCACCGGCACGCCGCGCGGCGGCAAGCCGCAGACCATCACTGGCACTGTCAAGGGATGGCGCACGCGCGCCTACAAAGACGGCAAAGAGATTCAGAATAATTGGGACAAAGACCCGATCTCGATGCTCGTCTACCGCGGCACGCGCCAGTGGGCCAGGCTGTTCGCACCCGAAGCGCTGCTCGGCGTGTACACGCCCGACGAACTCGACGACACGCCGATCGACGTGGTCGCCACCACCGAGCGCGCCGTGCCGGAGATCAAGAAGGCCGAGCCGATCGTCGACGCCGAGGTGATCGAGCCGACCGCGAAGAAGGCCGAGCCCGCGAAAGCGGAGCCGAAGAAGGCGGCCCCTACGAAGGCCGAGCCGGCGGCCGCGCAGCAGCAATCGCAGCCCTCTCCCTCGTCGCCTTCGTCAACGGCCCCTGCCGCGACGCAGGAGACGGCAGCAGCGGCGACCGGCTCTGGAAGCGACCTTCCGTTCGACGCGCCTGACGCCGCGCAGACGGCCGCTCCTGCGGCCACAGAGGCACCGGCCGAGACGGCCAGCACGACCGATCGCGGCGAGCCCCTGACCGAGAGCATGACCCGCGTGCTCGAATCCCGGCGCACGGGCGTCAAGGTCTCGAAGGAACAGCTCGCGGCCAAGTATCCGAACGGCATCGGCCTGGGCAATTTGAACGAGGCCCTGAAGTGGCTGGAGGATAAGAGGGCCGCCGGGTGACAACCTTCAGCTTCGACGATCCACGCGTCGCCTACGACGACGAGACGCACACGTACCGGGCGAACATGCCCGGCACGTTGCAAGGGTCGCGGCTGCCGAGCGTGACCGAGATCATCAAGCCGCTGCTGCCGGCGGAGGTGACGAAGTACTTCACGCCCGAGTCGCGCGACCGAGGCAAGCGCGTGCATCGCATGGTGCAGCTCGACATCGAAGGGCGCCTCGACATCGCGGCGCTCGACGATGAGCTGATGTCGTACTACGAAGGCTGGCAAAACTTCCGCCTGGGCGCCGATTTCAAACCGGAGCTGGTCGAGCAGATCGTCATGGATTCGGCGCAGTACTATGCCGGCCGGCTCGATCTGTACGGCAAGCTCGACGGGTATCCCGCGCTGATCGACATCAAGACCGGCGTGGTCGACCTGCGCAGTGCTGGCCCGCAGACGGCCGGCTATCTCAGCGCCGCGGCGTATGAGGGTCTGATGCCATTCACGACGCGCCGTTTCGTCCTGGATTTGAAACCAGGTCGCGCGAGCCTATCGAAAGAATTGACGAGCAAGATGGACAAGCAGAGTTTCTTCGCCTGCTACCACATCTACCGTCGCAACCGTGGAGACTTCGACAATGAGTAAGGGTTTTTGGGTGACGTTCAAACGTGACCAAAAGACGCGCACGATCACCGGGCTGTTCCGCCTGCACGAGCCCGTCGAGGCGGGCGAGACGCGGCCCGTGCTTCGCCTGGTGCGCGACTGTCGCAAGCTGCTGTGGAAACAGCGGTTCGCGATGCGGCACGAGCTGATCCGCCGAGGCGCCAGGCTCCGCACCATCATCCGCTACATCCGCACGGGTGACAGCGGCAACATCCCGCAATTCGAGGAATTCTAAAATGGAAGGCGAGCTGATCCCGAGGGAAGTCGAGAACGACGGCGCCGCGCTGGCGATCGTCATGGAGGCCGACGAGCTGTCTGACGCAGCCGGCTACATCGCCATCGCGAGCCCTGGTGAGCTGGAGTTCGCGGCCGCCGAACTGCGCAACATCGTCACGAAGAAAGACGCGATCGAGGCCACGTTCAAGCGGCTGAAGGAACCGTTTCAGAAAGGTATCGACGGGCTCCGCGCATTCTTCGACATGCCGATCAAGCGTCTGAACGCGGCCGAGGCCGAGATCAAACAGCGGATCAACGTGTACCAGGGCCACGAGCAGGCGAAGGCGGCCGAGGCGCGCCGCGAGATCAGCACCACGCGCGAAGACCGCGTGCTGGAGCTACAAGACAAGGCGGCCGAGGCCGAGGCCGCGTCGATCATCGCGCCGAACGAACAGCGCGCCGAGTGCCTGGCCGCGCTGGCGACCGAGTATCGCCGGCAGATCGACGAGATCGAGCACGCTGACGCGCCGGTCGGTTCCGTTCCGGTCGTGCCATCGGCTGCCGGCGTGTCGCGTCGATCGAATTGGAAGGGCGAGATCGAGGAGGATGGCGGCATCGACAAGCTGTGGGACGCCGCCTACAAAGACGGCACGCTGCGCAATCTGTTCAAGCTCGACGAGTCGGCGCTGAACAACCTGGCGAAGCTCACGAAGGGCGCGCGCAAGATTCCCGGCGTCCGCTTCTACGACAAGGGCAGCGTCGCTGTCCGTCGCAACCCGAGGGCCGTGTGATGAGCATCGAGCATCGCGAGGGAATCCAGAAAATCAACGAGGAGCTGGCCGTGCTCGACGCGACCTATGCCAGCATGGAACGGCTGAACGACATCGGCGGCGAGAACAAGCTGACGGTCGTGGTTGTCGCGCTGTCGCCGGCCGAGGCGCGTGCGCTGTACGAGCAACGCGTGCTGAAGTCGAAGGCCACGCTGCGCACGCTCGGCTACAGCGGAGCGATCGTCAGCACGACGGCCGACAAGTGAACGCCGAGATCAGCGTCGACGGACGCTACCGCTACCGCCTCGATCGCGCGCTTGCTGAAACGGGTATAGTCGTCGCCTTCTTTGGCGTGAACCCGAGCCGAGCTGATGCGGAGATCGACGACCCGACGTCGCGGAAGTGGAAGTACTTCGCTCGCAAGCTCGGAGCGCGCAAGTACATCGCCGGCAACCCGTTCGCGCTGCGCTCGCACGACGTCAAAGAGCTGGCTGTCGCGGTCGACCCGATCGGATGGATGAACGAGTGGTACTTGCAGCAGATCATCGCCGAGGCCGACGTGCTCGTTCCGTGCTGGGGCTCGCGCATGAAACTACTGCCGGCGCTGCGACCGAAGCTCGACAACCTGGCGTCGATGCTCAGCGCGTCAGGCAAGCCGCTCAAGATATTCGGGCTCACGGCGAGCGGTGACCCGAAGCACCCGCTGATGCTCAGCTACGAAACACCACTCATTGACTGGAGGAGACCATGAACGAAAAAGAATTTCTCGCGCACGTGCGCAAGCAGATCAAGGGCGCGCCGAGCATTCAGGCGGCGGCTGACAAACTCGGCTGCTCGCGCGGCCAGCTCTCGAACTTTCTCTCGGGCCGGCGACCGGCCAGCGCCGAGATGCTGCGCGGCATGCGCATGGGCCGCGTGAAGCAATGGGTGTATCTGCCGGTCAAGACCCGGAGGAAAAAGGCCCGTGCAAAGACAGCTCGTAAAAAGCAGTAACATCAAGTCGGTAGGATACAGCGATGAAACGGCCACTCTTGAGGTGGAGTTCAAGAGTGGCGGAACGTACCAGTACTACGACGTTCCTCGTAGTGTGTACGACGAGATGATGAAGGCCAGCTCGATCGGCAGCTTCTTCGCCACTCGCATCAAGTCGAACTACCGATCCGATCCTGTTTGACCGCAGCCGCGCGGCTCGCGGCATCCTTGCAAGGAGAACACGAATGACAAACCCAACACCGACGCCCGCGGCGCCATCGCCGCCGAAGCCCGCCATCACGCCGGGGCCGGGCATCATCACGCAGCCGTTCAAGCCGCTGCTCGTCAATCCGTTTGGCCGTCCGTTCGCAACGCAGTGTCCGCAGCGCGACTACGGCTACGACGCGAATCAAGGTCATGGCGGATTCGGCCCGCGCATCACGCGCCAGTGCAACATCGCGCCGCAGGGTCGCGGCGGCCGCTGCACCGAGTACAGCAAGCCCGAAGGCCACAGCATCGCGCTCGCGTTCGCCGTCGCCAGCCAGAACGTCGCCGCCGATTTCTTCGAGTTCGCGAAGGACTTGAACAATTCGACGCAGCAGCCGATGGACGCGTACCTGGTCTCCGGCGACGGTCGCATCCTGGGCCACTTCACCGGCCGCGACACGGACACGGATCAGCCTCACTGCTGGTACGTCACGACGGGCGTCGTCCACAACGGCAAGACAGCAGCGCTCGCGAACGGCATCTACTTCTACGTCATCGACACGCCGGACGGCCACGCTGCAAACATGCCCGTGTGGCACAACGGGTCGAACCAGTTCAACTAGAACTGGTCGTGTAGAGAATCGAGGAAAGGACCGTATTGATCCAGCAGCTTGATGCGCACGTCTGTCGCGTTATCGAGCTGCTGGCGTTTTTCCTCCGGGCCGATGAACGGGTTTTGCATGATCTGTTTCTCGGCCGAGCGAATCTTCGACACGTCGCGACTCATCGCATCGAGCGTCGCGCGATTCTGAAACGCCGGTCGACTCATCAGCTCCCGCGCGTGCTCCGTGTCTCCCTGCTGCACCGTCGACTGAAACGACTGAAACGTTGCGTCAGCCTCGGCGCGCATCTCGTACAGCTTGTCCTCGTACTTCGATCGGTCGCCAGAGTCGCTGTCGCCGGCATAGAACCGCTTCACGACCGGCATATCCTGGAGCCGCTTCGTCGGCGCGCTCGGCGCCAGGCCCGAAGCTCGGGCCAGCCAGTCGCCGGCATCGAGCGCGTAGACGCCCATGGTGCCGGCGAGCGCGCGTGTCAGGTGCTCGACGCGCTGCGGTGAGTTCAGCCAGGGCACCTTGCTGAAGCCGCTGGCGATGGCCTTCGCGGTGACGTGCGTGAACGGCGAGTACTGCGTTTCGGGCAGCTCGTCGGCCGTCGACGCCGGCACGATCGCGCGCCAGCTCGACGTGTCCTTGTTCGCCCACTGCTCGACGCCCTGGCGGATGATCTGCGGCAAGAAGTTCAGCCGCATCTCCTCGGTCACCATCACCTGCATGGCGTGCAGCGTGTCGCGCGTCGTGTCGTTTCCGTTCAAGCGCTGCATGATCCGCTCCGGCAGCGAGCCGAAGACCACGCCGGCCTCGAACGGCTTCGGCAGCTTGAAGTGCTGATCGCCGATGAAGAAATGCCAGTAGCGATCCTTGTCGTCGTTCGACAGCCGGTTGTAGCGCGGGTCGTCCTGATTCTTCCACGCGTTCGCGATCGTCGCCGCCAGGAGAACGGAGCCGCGCAGCATGTACGACTTGAGCTGCGACGTGTCGCCGGCCTTGGCGTTCGCCACTCCCGCGCCACGCATGAAACGGTAAAGGCCCTGCATGCCCGCGTTCCAGAACGGAGCCGTGGCAGAGAGAATGCGCGCCGCGGTGTAGTCGCCGCGCATCGAGTAGTTCAAGATGTCCTGCGCCTGGTACGCCGCCTCCGCCATGGAGCCGCCGCGCGCGAGCACAGACTTCGCGATGGCGATGCGGCTCGATGCCTCGGCCGCGATGCCGACACGGTTGTAGAAGTCGAGACCCTTGCCGGCCAGGCCGATGATCGTCGTCTTGCCGTAGTTCCGTTCGAGCTGCGTGCGGACCTTCGCGCCCTGCGTTTCATAGTGCGGAGCGACGCCGACGCCGGCCATCATCAGCTTGCTTACGATCGGATCGCCGCGCACTGAGCTGATGGCGCCCTTCATGTTGTCGACGAACGGCGTGATCGGCGAGTGTGAGCCCACCCAATTTATGAGCGTGTCGCGGAACCAGGTCGCGGCCATGAAGCCTGGGTCTTTCGTCACGCCCCAGGTGACGCCGCGCTTCGCGCTCGACAGCACGCCGATCACCTTGCCGAACGAGTCGTGACCCATGGCGCCGATCGTGCGCAGCAGCAGCGGATCGGTGACGCGGTAGTACTCCTGCTTGCCGTTGCGCATGATCGGCACGACGTCGGGATCGGTCGGCGCAACGCGCTGGAAGACGGTCGACCACTGCGCCTTCTCGGCCGGCGTGAGTCTGTCGACCTCGACCGTCGCCCAATGCTTCGACGGCTGGATGTTCGGCGACGCGTGCTGCTGGTGCAGCGCCGAGCCGGAAAAGAATCCGCCCTTCTCAAGCGCCCGCGCGAGATCGCCGACTGAAACGCTGACGGCCTTGTTCGCCATCGGCACGCGCTCCAGCACCGTACCCTCGCCCATGTCGAGCAGGCGATTCATGAACTCCTGCTTGTACGTGCGATCGAGCACGTAGGCCGTGTTCGCCAGGATGTTCTCGAACACGTTGTCCACCTTCTCCTCGCTGCCGGTGAGGCGGCGCGAGTAAATCTTTTGGTTCGCGGTGACCGATCCGCGTTTCGTCTTCGGTGCGTTCGTCTGCTCCAGCTCCTCCATCGCGCGATAGAACGGCACGTAGAAGTTCGCTTTCCACGACGCCGCCTCGGCGTCAGAGATCGCGCCGCGATCGGCGGCCAGGTCGAGCAGGTGATTGTTGAATTCCTGGAAGTCGTCGGCCACCTTCTTGAAGACCGGATACTTCAGTTCGAGGGCGAGCCCGCGATTGATGTCCTCCTGCGAAAAGTTCTGCTCGCGCAGCGTGCCGTTGACGTTCGTCTCTTTGATGAGGCGATCGGCACGACGCGCGGCGGCATAGAACTCCCACAACGG